AATTGTACAGACGCATCCGTATATCCGTCATCTTTATATGTATAATGTAAATTTTGATATCCTCTATCTAATGCTGGCTGTATTGCTGCCCAGCCTATGTTTGCATTTTCAATGGCAAGTAATGCATTGTTCCATTCTGTTGCAACTGTTACTAACATGTTACCAAAATCATTTGGGGCAATCTTACCTTTATACTCTGCAACTTGGCGTACTGATTCTACATCAAATATTTGAAATGTAGAAAAGTCAGCGCCATCACCTCGTGCAACGTCAGCTACTACTGTGTAATCTTTTGCGTAATCCGGATATTCCCATACCCAATAGTTTCCGTCAAAACCTCTACGTTCTAATGGTTCTTCGCAACGGGTATCATATTCTAAAAGTAATGGACCATCTACTACAGTATGGCCGGAACTTACGAAGTCACAATCACATTCTTGTGCGGCACCACGTTCTCCTAGTAATTGAGTTTGTTCATTGCGCCACGCTTGATCTCGTTCTGGATGTACTTGCCAATGCAATTTGATTGTATGAAAACCATTTATTCCAGATTCAGCATCAGCCCACGTTTGATGAAACCAGTTACCAACTCCATTTGGAGTAGATAATACTATAGCGCCACCACCTGTTGATAATGTAGCTTGGGATGCTATCCATATTTCTTCTATGTTTCGAATAAATGCGGCCTCGTCAACTATAAGCAATGATAATGCTTCCGAACGTGCTCCTGTGGTTGCTGACGATACTGCTTTAATTTGTGAGCCGTTTTTAAATTTTAATGATAGTTTATTGTCAGCTTCTACCGTACCTTTTAACCAACTTGGTAAATTATCATGCATCACCCGCACTTTAGTTACTAAGTTTTTAGCTACTTCTTGTGTAGTTGCAATAACTAATACGTTAAAATCTTCTGCAAATAACATGCTCCATAAAGCAAATCCAGCTGATAAAGTTGAAATACCTAACTGACGAGACTTGAGAATAACATTGTAACGGTTATCTCGCAATTCAGATAATGAATCTTCCTGAAATGGAAATAAATTAAATTTAATTTTACCTCGTTTAGGATGTTGAATATAACAATAATTACGCATAAAAAATACAGGATCTTTAGCACACATCATGTACTGTTGCTGTATTATCTGTTTTATACTTGGCTGAGACATTGTTATTTTACAACTTCGATGATTAATTTGCTAGTAAGTATAGTAGTTAATATACCTCCACTAAACCAAATTGCTTTATGATCATACCATTTTGTTTGAAATCGTTTTTCGCGTTCTACATACAAATCAACATTCTTTTGTAACAAAGCAATTTGTTGTTCTCGATATGCAATTTGCATAGAATCCAATTCAATCAATTTGCCTTGTTTTTCTAACAAATATTTTTGTTCTGAAATAATTTGATCGTTGATATCATTTAATTCAGTTAAAGAATCCAACGTAAATGATATATCTAAAATTTGTTGTTCCGTAAAACATGTATCTGCAATTTGAGAATGTGCGGTTAATGGAAACAATAATATAACTAGTAACTTTTTCATGAGTTGATGTTTTTAGGTTTACGACCTCTTTTTGTTTTATTTAAAATATTTTGTTTAGCATCGGTAACCGTTCTAGTTTCTGGTTTAATTTCTTGCTTTTTTTCTTCTAGCTGTTCTATAACTTGTTCTTGTTGTTTGATTTCTTGTTTTAAATCTTCTCTTTGTTGAGCAATTACTTCTGCTTTTCCGTCAATTTTATCAACAGCTTGTTTGTTGTTATTAATTTGATCTTGTAGTTTATCTAATTTATTGGAATTGCGTCGTTTTGACGTAACTAGAAAAAATGCAAATGCTGCAGCAATTGCTCCTACGATTACCATCCAATATTTTTTAATTGTTTTCATTTTCTGTTCCATTTAGTTTTTTTAAAAAATCTTCTTTAAATTTATTAAATTCTGCTTGTATAGTATTTTCAAATTCTTCTGTAGTCATTTTTGCAGACCAAGTTTCTTTTTGTCCTTCGGAATTTGTTACGAATTCGTGTACTTGAGTGTAAGCTTGTTTCAATAATGCTACATCTCGTTCCGCAGCTGCTAACCAAGCTAATGCATTTTCTCGTATTTTGTTTTGTTCATATTCGTCGTATTTACCGTCTTTTTTTAATTCATGCTCCATTTCGATAACACAATCAAAACACATTCCATGAATTTTTCTCATTTTTTCATTAAGTGGATGTTTGGTTATGCATGTACACGTTTCTTTACGGCAATTGGGATATGATCTTATTTCATCTCGTACTGTTTGTAATACTTCCGAAGTTTTTAATTTTTTGATGCGAAATCCATCTTTTTGTTCAATAACATAAGTTATTCCGTTGGTGTCAGTTTCTTCCCAAACTTCTCCAATTTGATGTTTTTCATTTTTCTTTGCCGTTTCATTCGCATCAGAAAACCCAACGATTTTTTTGGTTTGAAACTTGTGTGTACCGTCGATTAATTGTTTGACGGCTTTAATGTTTTGTAACTTTTTAGACATATAACTTTATTTAGATTTAGTTTCTGCGTCTTCAGAATCTGATTCAGAAGATATTGTTGCTATTTTCTTTATAGCAAACGATCTAAGCAATTTAAAGAAATTAGCTTTATCTTCAGAATCAATTTCTTTCATTGCATTTTTTAAAATTTTATTTATAAGTTTAATCTTACCAATAGCACCTTCTTTTGATAATCTTTCTGAAGCTTTTTGTATGAGTTTATCAGTTTCTTCTTCTGGAGATAGTGCCGGTGCTGCAGCTGGCGTTGCTGCAGGTTCGCCCTCTGCGGGTGGAGTTGATGGCACTGGTGCTGCATCTGTTGTTGGTGCGCCAGCGTCGGGTGTAGGCGATGGTGTAGCTGGCGCTGGCGATACTCCTCCGGTAGGCGGAGCTCCGGCGTCCATAGGTGGAGTTTCGGGTGCAGCAGCTGCATCGGGCGCTGGAGCATCTGTCGGTGCCGCATCGAGTGCTGGTGCATCTGTTGGCGGTGTTTCTGGTGCTGGTGCTTCCGGTTCTTCTTCTGCAGGTGGGGTTGGTTGCTCGAACAATACTTTTGCAATTTTTCTTCGTACGTATTCTCTAACCAAACGTTCTTTTTGTTCTCTAGTTAAATTTTCAATTTTATCTTTAAGAACATCTGCAGTTTCTTTTTCCTCAGTATCTTGACGTTTCTTTAAACGCTTTGCTGCAGTTTTAGGATCGTAATCGCCATCTTCTAAATCTTTATATAAACGATCGTCGTCATTGTATTTTGGAAACATTTTGCCGTCATCTTGTACGGGTTTATCTGTTTTACGCAAAACATTAAGTTGTTTGTCTCCAGTAGAATGTGGATTTAATGCACCTTTTTTATCGTCTTCAGTATAATCTTTAAGATCTTTTCTTGGTTTTGGTTTTTGTGATTTTTCAAAATCTTTTGGTGTTTTATACTTGCTTTTATGTTTTTGCGCCATTACAATTTTCCTTTTATTTTATATAAATATTAGTTAAACAGATTTAACTTTGTTTTTTAATAATAACGCTTTTGAAATATTTTTAGAATGTTCTTCAGTGCGGGGCGGTTTTTTTTTATTTTTAAGTGACTTACTAATATTAAGTTTATGTTCATCACTCATTGGACCTCGACTTAAACCAGATTTACCTTTATTCCATGGAACTCGTCCTTTTCCAGCTTTAGAAATTTTTTCTCTAGTTTCTATAGAATGTTTAACGGAGTTGCCTTTATTTTGTTTACCTAATTGTTGTATAATTGATTGTTGCAGTTGTTTACAACGACTATATTCTTTAGAACTAACAATATAATTTCGTTCATGTTTTGAGCTTTGATGATTCATCATTCTCCATAATGCATAATGCAATTTTATTTCGTTAGGATAAATTTCACAAAGAAGTTTGTGTGCAACATAATGTTCTCGAGCTGTAAGTAATACTAAATTAGTTTTATCATTGCTTCCACTTAAACATTTAGGAATAATATGATGGCGTTCAAAATATATTCCGCGACCTTTTTTACGATTCTCAGATTGAGATCGATCAATTAACTGATTGTATATTTTTTTATAATTCATTACTAAATCATCGTGCGTATTTTAATACTCCTAATATTTGATTTACCGGTGCAAATGCTCCCGTCATCTTGTACGTATTACCTTGATACGTAAATACAACGCCTTCTGCAGGAACGATTGCATCAAATCCTCCTAATTTTTGAATTCTTTGAAGTTCTAATTTCAGTTTATCTAACGTAGCTTGATTTGGAGATGATTGTAGTTCCCCAATCAATTGATTCATTTCTGCTTTGATTGTCTGTACGGTTTGATTTGGATTTGCTGCTAAGAAATTAGATGCATTTTGCAAAACCAATACTCCTAATCTTAAAAAGATAGATTCAAATGGTTCTAAATTTTGTTTTTTATACTTTTTAAAATCAGATTTATCAAATTCAGTTACCCAATTTTGAAACTCCGGATTATCAATTTGTTTCTTAAGCATTGCAATATTAGTAGATTTATCATCAAATGCCCAACGATACATCAATTTTTCTAAAATGTCATTCGGAATTGCATATCCCAACTGTTGTGCTTTGCTTTGTATTACATCTCTCCACCATGCTTTATGATAATCACTTAACAAATCCGTTTCTTTTAAACCGTAACGTTTTTGTAATTGATCTATTTCATTAAAAAATGCAGCTTGTTGGTCTTCGAAGTCGTAAACTCGTCCTAATTTAATTCGTTGTGGAGGAATAAATGAAAATGTGTTTTGCATGTGCGCATTTGCATCTTGTATAACCGATTGCATTAATGTTCCTCCAGTTAAGTCAGTTTCTACAACATTTCCTTTTTCATCATATTCAACTAAATTATGAAATTGTAAATGTGCTTTATCATATGCAATTACGTTACGAGTTGCTGGATAAATAATTTCCATGTTTGCAAATACTCGTCCGTTTTTAAATATTTGATTTAGTTTTTGCGTATCAATTTTATTTAAAGATTCAGTTAAATCTTCCGCACATGCACGATACGCATCTACTACTAATTTATATCCTGCAGATGCTTCAGCGCCATTTTTTTCTATAGACTCTCGATACTTACGTTCAAAATCCGCAACCAATTGTTCCGGAGTCATTGGATTAATTATAGTACCTTTATTACGTGCAAATCCTGGCTGTCCGTCTTTCCAAGTTACAAATATATTTTGTCCATCAGTTTTTTCAGTTACAGCTTGTTCAATATCTAAACGTCCTGCTAATGCACGTGATACAATTTCTCGTACATCATTAAAAGATAATCCATGATCGTCCCATGGATGTGCCATATGTCCTGCCGCACCGCCTTCGGTTAAAACGTTTCCGGTACTCATTGCAGATTCTATTCTATATATAATATCTTCTGGATTGTTTGATTGCCAACGTTTTCTTTGTTTTTTGATAGTTCTAGGAATCAATTCAATCATTTTTTTACCAGGATTCCATTGCAACATGAACGGCATATGAATTGGAATATCAAATTGATAATCAGATCCGACAGCCGTTGGTCGTTCTAAATCCAATTGTCTTGCAATTTTATCTCCATACTCGTTAGCTAAATCTTCAAAAAAGTCCTTAAGTTCATCCGTATATATTGGAGCTTCATTTCTAGGATCATTTAGTCTATCAATAAAATGTGTAAATTTACCTTGAAAGTCTACATCAATATTGTATTGTTTGAAAAAATTATCTACTGCGGTTTCGATTGACGATAATTCTTGTCGAGTAATATAATTTTCTTTGATAATATTTTCTATTAATTTAGCGCCAACTACAGTTTTTTGAAAATCATCAAAATCATATACAAAATCTCGTCCGCGATGTTTATCTAAAAACGAACGTAATTTTTTTATTTTAGTAGCATGGCGTTCTTTTTCGCGAGGAAACATCATAGATTCCAAAACATCATCAACATCTTCTTGTAAAGTCTTAATCCACCATTCTTTAGTAAATAAAGATTCTTGTAAACCTAATACAGTCTGCCATGCATTTTTTACTTTAGCATCATCATATTGCGGATATGATTGTCTAAATTGTTCGTATGAATTATTAGCAATCGCATTTCTAACTGCAGTTGCTGATATTGGATCTCCGTTAGAATTGGTTAATGGATCTACATTGATATTTAATTCTACAGCATCAACGCTACGTGGTATAGTACGGCCTTTTTTATCGCCTATAGTAGCATATTTATCTACATTTGGAATAAAATCTTTTGCACGTACGTAATCATCACCTTTAGTAGATGCCGCCATCGCATAACGTCCTGTCGCATCTTGTGGTAATGCAAACAAATATTCATATGCAGCCATGATAGGAGAATTAAATTCCGTAGGTTGTATTTCTATGTTTGGATTATCATTTAAAATATTGAATAATTCTATGGTTTTTTCTCTGGTAATTCCATCTCGTTCTTTAGGACCGATTAAAAGTATTACTCGATCTACTTGTGGATCTGCCACATACCGATTGGCTAATTCTAAATGTGCTCCAGTTAATGGTTTAAATCCTCCAGGAAAAAGTACTGTTATTTTATTCATGTATGTTTCTTTTTATATAAATATTACATTTTATAATACTGGACCTCCAGCTGGGGGTTGTGTTGATGCTCCAACAGATCTGCTAGATCGATATACTATATCTTTAATTTTAATCGTCGGATTTACTGTTAATGTTGATGAATAATAAACGACAAAATAAATTAAACAATACATACCTTGTCTATCACTTATAGTAGTATTTGAAAAATTTAAATTCAGTACTCCGGATGATATTCTATTAGAAGTCGTAGTACCTAGGTTAGTTGTTGATAAAATAGAAAAATTAGAAAATACATCATAATTCGTTGTTAACTGGCTTGATTGATATAAACTTCCTGTAGCAATATAATGTCTAATTGTTAAATCAGGAATACTACTTCCTCCAGCACTGTTGTCAATTTCAATATTAAATGAACATTGTATACTAGTTTCACCAGGCAATAAAAATGTATGAAATAAACTACCAGTTATACCATTTATTTCACCATTATCTATAGTTTGTCCTGCAGCAGAATATTCAGAGGTATCGTAATATAGTAATCTACCGATATTTAATCCATCTGCATATTCTGCATTTGAATTAAATAATATATTACCATTATTCACTGCAATAAATGATGATGCAGTTACATCGCCATCTGCAGTTAAATAAAATCCACTTGATGAAATTTCTAAATTACCATTACTTCCGGAAATATATTGAGATGTAGGATCTCCAAAGAAAAATGTTTCGGTATGTACATCTAATTCAGATGGAATAGTTGAATAACGAAAATAATTATTAGCATCTCCGTATAATTCTAATCCAACGCCACTATATGGTACGCCTCCTTTAGTACCTGTAGATCCAGCTAGTGCAGAACCACTCCATAATAAAAATCCAGGAAATCCTGCAGCAAATCCTTCATATCCTAATGAACGAATAAATCCAGTATTTTTATATCCGGATATAGCTACACCCGATTGCAGTGAATCTGCTACATACAAAGAACCGGTAAGCATAGAATAATCGCCATCGATATATCGATTACCGCCTTCCCAATTTTTATTATAAACATAACTAATTTGTCGACTTTTTTCTCCGTTAACGTTGTAATATTCGGCTTTGAATGTAAGTTGATTATCAGATTTATGTGCCGTTGGTACTAAGGTTCTTAATCTAGTATAATTAGGAGAATAACCAGAATCGTTGTCCGTTGTGGTTCTAACATCAGCTACTTCCCAAGTTCCAGATTCTACTACTAATAACAATGTCCCAACGCCTTCTCTGTCAGTTTCAAAATTAAAAACAACATCATCATATCGTTGAGAATTTTGAGATATCGTTAATTCGCCAAGACGTTTACCAAAACGTACGGGAAACTGTTGATTGAAATAGTCCGTTGCATCATAATCAAATGCACTACCGGACATGTATAAAGATAATTTCGCAGTGCTAGAGCCTGATAAAGCACCTATAGCATCGATAGTAATTTTGTATTCAGAATTTGCAATAAAAATGCCGTTGTATGTAGATTTTATTTTTGCAATGCTTACAGAATTTTTTGCAGATATATCTACGTTATTTTGTATTTGCATTGCATTGTTTAATGATGCAGTTGACCAAGTTAATGTCGGTGCTGTTGCTGATATACCATTAACATAAGAAACACCTTCCCAATATGTATTAATAACACTTTGTGTTGTAAATGATCCAATGCTAACATCCGGAAATAAAGATGAAGTGTCAGAAACAAATATTTCCGTTTCTTCTAATTCAACATCATTTAACAATTCCCATGTACCAACAGTACCGTTGTTGTTCATGAAAACTTTTATTCGAGAAACATCTCCAGTTGCCGGGTCTAATCCTTTTATTTGCATCAAAGCAAATGATTCAGAATTTTGCGTAGCAACATAAGTAGGAGTAGCTTCGTATGAAATACTATATGCAGATGCATCAAAACTAGAATATGTATGTCCCGATATGCTTTGGCTGCTATAAACTGTATATTCTGTATCTAACAATGCTACGGTTGAACTTAATATCTTTTTAATCGTACTCGAGTACGTAGTTGTAGATGGAGTGTATGCAGGGTTAGGAGCAGGATTTACTGGTGCAGTAACAGTTAAAGTACCAGTAGACATATCATTAGTAAATAATCCTCCCGCTAATTCAACAGCTGGTTGACCATTATATGTAAAATACTTAACCGTGCCGGTGTTATACGTAGGAAATTGTCCGCCGGTTCCATATGTTCTAGCTAATTGAACTCCTACTTGTTCTTGTACAACTAAAGTTGGAGTAGTTTCAAAAATTATTTCTGATATGTTCGATACGTTAGGATTAACTGGTACACTTCTGCTCCATTTAACATTAGGTTTACCTTGCCATTCTGCGGGAGCATTAACTGCTTCGCCTATCAATGTTATAGTGCAATTTCCAGGAGACGTTTCATCATAAACGTAAATCGCTACAACCCTAGATTTATCGTCATCTATGTAATTGATAACTTCAGAATAAATAGGATTGCCGTTGTAATCTAAAACTTCTATGTTTAAAAAACTACCAGGACGTAAACTAGTTGGATTTCCTCGTAATTTAAAAAGATTTTTTCCGGAAGTTAATCGCGTAGGAAATTCGGATATTTGAAAATAATCCGGAGATGTCGATGATGTATCTTCAAACCAAACCGGAACAAATTGTAAACCTTTATAAACCGCTTCTTTACGTTTCATTGGCTGATATTCTTTTTATATAAATATCAGTTGTGACTAATATGGCTGTATCCGTCAGTTTTATTAACTTCTATTAAATTATCAACCATATCTCGCATAGTATCAACGTGAGAAATGATAATAGAAAAATCAAATTTACTTCTAAAGTAATCAAACAAATTAACTACTGCAGAAATGTGTTCCGCATCTAAAGAACCCCATCCTTCATCGATTGCAATGAAATTAGGACGTGGTAATGCTGAAACATTGATAAGTGCTATTCTAATTGCCAAAGATGAAATAAAACGTTCCATTCCACTTGTTAATTCTAATGGCCAAAAATTATCTTCATCATAAATAATATAACCGTTGATGTTTTTACCATCACTTTGAAGCACCATATTAAAATCTACTACTTGATTCAATACATTGTTGATTTCAGATTCTATTTTTGGCATAGCTTTTGAAATCAATTCATATGGCACTCCGTCTCTTTTAACCGATTCTAAATAATATTCAAATGCTTTATATTCAGTTTCAAGTTGTTTGTATGAATCTAATTGAGTCATAGCTAAAGATTTATTAGTTTTAGCTACTTCAATTTTACCATGTTTACTTCGAATTGATTCCGTAATAGTTTTTATGTTTTCATTTTCCGTTTCAATTTTAGATTTTAATGCAATGATTTGTGAGTCAACAACATCATTATGTTTAATTGCAGTTTCATTGGCTCTAAATGATTCTTGACGTTCTAAACAAGTTTCTAATTCCGATTCTCTTGTTTGTAAATCACTTTCTAAAATTTGAAGTTGAAGTTCTTTAACATCTAAACTATTAGACGCAGTTTCAAGTTTTTGTTTTAATGCAACATATTCTTTGTATTGCATTTCGTGTATTTGTAAATCTTCAATTGAATTTTGTATGTTTTCATATTGTTCGAATAAATCATCTAATACTGTTCTATCTTGATTAATCGTATTTTGGGCTTCGATTGCATTTTGAACGAATACGTTAGATGTACAGTATTTACAATTTGAATCGTATTCATGTTCGGCAAGGTGATTAATTTTTTCTTGTTTTGCATTGATTACTCCTTTTTGCAATTTAACGTTTTGTTGCATTTCGTCAATTTGTATTTCTAAAGACCGTAACATATCTACCGCTTGTTGCAACTCTGTTAAATTGTATTGAGATTTGATTTTGCTTTTATTTTCTGTTATGTTTTGTTTTAATTCGAATATTTCATGTTCTGCCGTTTCAATTTGAGTTTGCAACGTTTCGATGCTATCTGTTAAATTCGATTCTTGTTGTTCTAATATTTTAATATTTGGTCCGGTATATGTTGTCGGTAATTTAGTTTCAATCAATGATACAATTTCATTTTGATGTGCATTTCTTCGTTCTTGTGCTTCATTTTCTAACGTTTGAAAATCTTCAATTGATTGTTGATTTTCTGTGATAATGATGTCGGCATCTAAAATTATTTTAGCAAAATCTGTTTTTTTGTATTCTTTTAATTTACCGGCAGTTTCCTTGATTTCGTCAGCTCCTAATTGATACAATTGTTCGAACACTGTGATATCTAGGAATTGAGAAAGTAAATCTTTTCGTTCTTTTTGCGATTTTTCAATAAAATTGTTGTTGTCAGCTTGAAGTGAAAATGCAGTTAAAATAAAATCATCATATGTACCTAAATATCTACGTATGTTTTTATTTGTTTCACTGCGTTCTTCTCCGTTTAAATTTTCTGAATCTGTATAAAAATCAACATCTACTTTTACGTGAGTTTCTTTCTTTTTGTTTTTTGTTCCTCGTCGTTCTATGGTATACATAACGCCGTTCATTTCAAAACGAAATGTTCCGCGGAACCATGTTTTTTTGTTGTTTAAAACTTCATTTGCTTTGCCAGTTTTGCTACATTTATCAAATATAGTATATGTAATTGCATCAAGCAAACTAGATTTACCAGATGTATTTGCAGCAAACAATCCGCACACATCTTGCAAATTTTCAAAATTTATAACATTGCCTTCGCCGTATGAAAACATGTTATCGAATTCAAATGAAACTGGATGCCATGTTATGTGACGTATAGATTCTACTGCCGGTAATTTTGAATTTACGGTGCGATTGATGTGACGAATTGCATCTGTTTCTTCTGCGGTTGCTTGTGGAAAATTAACTGAAATGTAATCAGTAATTAGCGTATTTTGATATTCTACATCTCGTACGTTTCCAATAGTATAAGATGACGATGAGTCTGTATTAACTATGGCAGTTGATCTTTGTATTGTGATGTCTTGTACATCGTATTTTTTACGAACCGTTGCAATTAATTTTTTCATATCAGCTGCTGACGTATCTTGAAACTTGATACGTATTCTCGGTTTAGCTGGCATTCGATGCGGTGCATTAATTATTTTAGTACCTCGAACTTCTAAAGTTATATAACCATAATCATTTTCGATTTCTACAAATTTAGCAGCGCGATCAGGTAAGTCCCATACTAGTATGCCATGGTCTAATGCTTCTCCGTGGTTCTGCTGGATGAGACTACCAGGATAAGCAATTGTTTTGGCTTCATTTAAAAACTGTGCTGGTTTATGAATATCGCCTAACAACGTAATGTCATGTCCATCGAATAAATCAACGCCTACGTGTTCATTTGAAATTTGATACCCGATATCAGTGCGTGCCGTATTAACTGCTCCGTGATGCAATGCAATTTTATACGCAGCTTCGAATTGATTGGCTCTAATGTATTCGCTAGGTGGAACATCTACTGCCATGTGATTGAAAACGACGTTGGCAATTTCAAACAATCCGTTTTCTTTAACAAAAATAATGTTAGGATTTTTTATAACATTGAGAATTGGACTTATAGCATCAACGCGATGCATATTGTTCAAATTCATATCATGATTGCCTAGTATCACTACGGTTGGAATCGTAAACCCATCGAAAAATTCAACTAACATATCGATAAGTTCCGGAGACATATCCAATTTGCTATGAACGATATCTCCAGTAACTACAGCAATACTATTATCAGTAGCGTGTTGTGCTATGTAGTTAAACATGTTTTGAAACACTTCTCGATATTCTCGATGTCGTTTCAATGTTCGTATATGTACGTCGGAAATGTGATAAATTTTATCAATCCACTTTAATCCAATATCATAATGTTTTATGTCCATATGAGTCCCATTTTTAATTGCATTAAACGTTCAAATGTTAATACATCGGTATTTTCAATAATTTCCGTAATGCGTTCGAATCCTAATTCAGCTGCATCTTGATTTTGCAATTCTACGAAATAAACATTTAATCCTTCTGCCATGAAACGTTCTGCAATACTAATTGCATTCTTCAATGCATCGGCATCCAAACAAATATAAATGTCTCGTACTCGTTCTTGTATGATTTTCTTTTGTAGTGCAGGTTGTATTATTTTTCCAAATAATGGAATTGCATTTCGTTTTACCGCAATTGCATCAAATGAACCTTCGCATAACACTATCGGCTGTGACCAATTAATTGTTAAATCAAAACCAATAATGTCTTTAGATACTTTAGGATTTTTATGTTTTTGTGTATCTGCCTTATAAAAAGCACGGCTTACAAAATAATTCAATTGTCCGGCCGCGTCATAACTAGGTATGATTATCTTACCAGCATATTCTCCAGCTTCGCAATATCCAATTCGATATTTAACTATATCAAAAACAGTAACGTTGCGATTATTTAAATAATGTATTGCGTTTTTATAATCCGGAGTATTTTTTTTAATCCATAATGGTTTGTAATCTACCGGTAATTGTACAACATCTGGCTTAGATACGGTAACTGTAGTTTGTCGGTATTTTGTAGATTCAATTATCCGTTCCAATTGTTCGAAACGTTCTTTGGGAAGATTTAATTGTTTGAATAACGACGCAATGCTGCGTCCTTTTTTATCAGATATCCAACAGTGCCATGGATTTTCTCCGTTAGAATTTGTGTGAATATCAATTTCTAATTTTGGTTTATAGTGAGAAACAAACGGAGAAAAGAATGCGATATTATTACCAGAAGTAGATTTACCTTTACCTAGAATTGATTCTAATAATTGTAATAATTTAATATTCTTCACTAATATAATATAAATAAAATACTGTATTAATCCAATTATTTATATTAATATATTATAATTAATAATATTGGTTAGACACATACATTACATTTCTGGTCTAACGATCGATTCAATACTGAATCAATCATTAATTAATATGAAACATTAATTTCATTGAATGTATTAAAAATTTTTCACATTTCAAATCTTTACGTAAAAAATTTCTTAACATCGATAACTTCTTCTCCGTCACGTAGACATTCCGCGAACCATTCTGCAGGAATTTCTTTTTTTGCAACATGTTTAATTCCTAATTTTGCAGCATATGCTTCATATGTAGTTTGGCTTCCTTTAGATATTTTTTGAGTAGGAGTTTGAAATACCATGCGAATATCAATTCCAGGATTCGATGCTAATACATGTTTCATTTTTAAACGATCCGCACTAGTCCATCGTCCTTTAGTTTCAATAAACATTAATTCGCCGTTACGTTTAACGAATACAAAGTCTGGAGTATATTTTGCTTGACGCTCCGGTACTATGTAATTTAATGTTTCAGTTTCATATTTCAAAGGATAATCAGCTGATTTTATTTGTTCAGCTACAACATGTTCTAATCCTGATTTGTAACCGTATTTATATGCAGCAGCTCGTTTTGAACTACCAGCGCTGTGCCAATGATTTTTTGCCATAACTATTATTTTATTTATTCTAATTAGATTTTTTCCAATCTATATATTCTTTCCAAGTACTAGTTTTTCCATTCGGCTTCGTTATCGTTGCCGAATCTACAAAAACTCCATTTTCTACATCTCCTGATACTAGATAATCTTTCATTATGCCGCCGCCTTCTTCCCAAAATTTAAAATCAGTAATTGTTCCTTGCCAAAAACGATACTCTAATTCTAGAGTAGCAGAATTATAAGCTTCAGCTTGTATCGTTCCAATAAATATTTTATTCATCGTAACTGGATCTGTTACAGAACCTATATATTGAATTATATCTTGTTCATATTTATCATCTAATATATCTCCTGTAAATAAAAACGTTTTTGTAACTTTACTTAAAATTTTATCTGCTAAAAATGTAAAAATAATTGTTATTTCTTGATTTTCCATTTTACTATATAGATCTACATCTTTGCCGTTTAGGTTGATAGTATATATTTTTTCAATTGGAGGATCTGGCTCGTTAACTGGCGCTTCTGGTAATTTGCTAATATCTATTTTTGTAAAATCTACGGTTGGTAATGTAATATTAATTTTTTTTAATTTGTTGTACCATTCTTCATATTGTTTTAATCCATTTGGATCTACATTTTGTCGATTTAAACCTTTTTCTAGTAACAATTGTTTCGCATAATATTCTCCATTTTCAAATTTGTTTATTGAAGAATCGCCTATTCGTTCGAGGGTTCGTATGAATATTTGTACCTGATCGCCAGTTGTATCTTTATCTTTCTTTAAAAACAATTCAGTTTGATTAGCAAAAAATTCACGGTCAAATACCCAACATCTAAAAGAAAAAACTCTAGCAGATGGTCGTAAATCTCCACTTATCAGTGCCACATGATCTTGGTTTAAAATATTTGTTACTTTAGCAAATTGCGGTTGTTTTAACACATCATTAATAGATTTAAATAAAACATCTTCAGAAGCACGTACTTTCGGTAATTTAGATTTTTGTTTATCCGTGCCAGGTTCTTGTTTTGGTTTGAATTTTTTTGCAATAACTCTTACATCAAATCCATATACCGCACCTGCAGCTTCGTATTCTGATCTTTCAGTTGTTTTATCAGCACCATTCATCAATGAAATTTTTACCGGGATATCTTCTGGATCATATTCAATTGGAGTAACTTCGCTTTGTTCAAAAAGCATTGTTCTAATAATACGTTCTAATAGGTTCTGTTTCATATATAATAAATATTTACCAATCAACTAATACTAAATTTCCGGTCCACATCATGACATTATCGGATCGAAAATCTAAATCTAAATCAAATTCCGGTATTCCTATTCTATTAACATCAGTTTTAAGCGCATTTAAAAAATTATCTAGTAGCGGATCTATAGAATCTGTTTCATCTAAAAAATCAAATATGGAAACTTCTCCGCCTTCACTTCTTGCAAACACAGCAAAGTCTTGCATAAACAAATCTATTTCACGTTTTGTGCGCGTTGGTAATTCCGTTGCATTTGCCATGATATACATGTTTTTACCATCAACGTAATAAACAGGAATAAACGTAGTAAATTCAGTATAACGATTCACGATATTACGTGCTACTTCATATTCATCTTGTTCTTTAGTAATTTTAAATACTTTGTCTTCATCGTTAATTTCATAAACTCGACCATTATCGCCTTGTGCTATAAGTTTGAATTGTTTGTTTTGAATTTTATCCAAACAACGACGAATATCCGAATCAGACATTTCTCGCAATAATTGTTTTAAACGTATCATGCATTATCCCGGTAAAATATTTTTATCAATATCAAGTCGTATGAAAAAATTCATATCAACATCATCTCGTTTTTTAATAGGTTGTGCTAATTTAGCAATTGCTAACAATTGTCCGTAATCGTCATACAATCCAATTGTAGTTATGTAAGGAGAAAACGCACTAGAACTAGCAAACGTTTGATACGTAACGTCATCATCCATTGTTAAACTAGGATTCAATGATAAATTAAAATCTCCCGCATCAATTTTAGTTACAACACCTAATTCATACATTGATAGAGTACTACGATAACTTGCAGTATACGGTGCATTTAAAATATTATTATATCGATAGTCTGGACTAGATATTACAACCATTCCTTGTTTAGAAAATACATTTCCAACTTTATTAGTTTGCAACATAGTTCCGCCTTCTGTTCGATCTGCTAAATATCCAATTTGTGTAGCATTCAATGCTTTGTTATAAATTCTTATTTCATCTAAAGAACCTTGCAAATTATTCGATGTTGCAGAATATCCTCCTATATACATCGGATGTTCGTTATCTATTCTTGCAGATGAAGTAAATGGGCCGTTTGGCATTGCTAACAACGTACTACTAGCAGATGCATGAAGCGTGCCGTTAATATACATTTGTAAATTACTTCCAGTTTTTTGACATACAACATGATACCAAGATGCAGTAACGAAAGTAGATGAAGTAATTTGTGTTTTAAATGTAGTACTGCCAGCAGCTGAAAAAATTAATTGATTGCTACCGCTTAATTCTATTCGAAATGGATATTTTGGAGTATTACTTCCGGAAGCTTTAGTTAATACTAACTCATTATTTATTGTAGAATTTGCACCAGATATAAAAAATGCAATACTATAATCATTACTTCTATTGTATTGTCCTAATATATCATCTTTTATGTAACCGTTGCCATTGAATTTAGCTGATAATCCAATTGAAGAAGTTGCTCCAGTTGTAGTTGTAACTCCGGGCTGATATGTTACGTTTTGACTTTTATACGTAATACGTGTTGTATCAAAATATTCATTGAAACCTTCGTAATATTGCGTTTCGGAAACAATAGATGCTGTATTAAAAGCAGTTTCTATTACATTTCCGTAAATATCTGAAGCTAAATTAACACTGCCAGTAAATGTAAATGATGCAGGTTTTATTCCTTCGCCAACTCGTATGTTAGGTATCGATAAAACGGAAGCAGTTTGATACAAATACTTAGGTGTTCGTATGAAATTAGTTGGACCGAAAGTATTATACGGTTCGAATTTATTTTTATAAAAAAGATGATTAATAGAAAAATAAGTTACGGATCTTAAACTTCCATCTACATTGGATGCACTATTATAAGCAACATCGGAATCTAGTGCTGGAAGATTGTTTAAATCGGAATAAATACCAATTAATGGCAAACAACTTGAAGTTGCGCTACCCGAATAAAACGTCCACAATTTATATGTTTGAAACGGATTGCTAGATACATCGCTAGAATCCACTTTTTTAAAAACGGTTGGATTGATTCCTTGATATATATCTATGCTATTTGTATCTGCCATGATAGTAAAAACCCTGCTACATTTATAATAAATATAACAGGGCTCAAATCATTGATTATTTTAGTAATCAAGCTTAACTCGAATCAATGCTTCTCTTTGAAATGATTTCAATAATGGTTTACTTAATTTAGCAACTGCTAATAATTCTCTACTATCATTGTATAAACCAACCGTAGTAATATAAGTTTTAGGATCTCCGATAAATGTGTTTTGTGAAATCTGTCCAACACTTCCAGTTACATAAGATGGATTGTTTGAAAAATTATATTCTGCATTTTTTACTCTTACAAAATAGTGTGTACTAGTAATTTTTTCTGAATTTCTTGCTAAAAATTGATTAGATAATGCACCAGATCCGGAAATTGAATGATATAAAAGGAAATGATTATTACCTTCTGCTCCAGCAGTCGTACTGCCACTTAAATTAGTAGCAAAACTTAATTGTCCGTCTAACATTTTTCCATCTAATACCAATACTCCATGATCTGGATAAGCTAACCCATAATATATGGGTGTCGTAGAGTTGAAAACTCCATTTGTTATAGAACCAGAAACGACGTTATAGACTTTTCCAGAATCTCCTATAGTTGCAGATGCAATTGAAGAATCGTCTATCAATTTAATTACGGTAGATCCCACGGTTACGGATCCCGTCGCATTAACATCATGAGTTGATATAGATAATAAAGGTAGTTCGAAATTGCCAGCATCTAAACGTTCCTTTAAACGATTTCTTTTAAAATTTAATACGTATATAGAATCTGTACTACCAGATCCGGCTGTCGTAAATCTGGATTGATTTGCACTTAATAAAAGTTGTCTATATTGAGAATAAACAGCTTTAGTAGGAGAATCATTTTGAGTACCTAGTGCCGAAGAACCACTTCCCAATGCATGTCCATATGCTAAAGCAAATTGTACAGCAGCGCCGTCAGCACTAGGAGTTTCTTGATATACATCTACATAATATCTTCTCTGCGATGTAGTTTGTGCTGACGAAGAAAAATACGTAGTTAATCCAGCAACATTATCACTCCATAAACCTGCAGTAACAGTTTCGGTCTGATTAGATACTACATCATTAGTTTGATCAAATCTAGTATAGATACGTCCGTTTCTTGCAAGAATCGTAGTTTGTTGTTGTTCTGCAATTATTTCGTTAGCAAGTTGTTGTGCTAATTGTTGTACTTGTTCATTAAATGCAGCACCTGCTTGAGCAGCTATGTTTTGATTTTGTGATAAACTAGCTCCAGATACGCGTCCTGGCCCTCCTTGCGTATTTCCAAGTGGAAATCCGCCTTGCTTAGGTTGTTGTTTTAATTTTTTAATAAAATCTTTCATATTTACTTCTTTATTAACTAGTTGCATTATTTGTTACTGCAGTAACTTTTTTAACTGTTAAATTAATAGTAACGCTACCACCAGTTTCGTTTCCAATAATAGTAATGGTTGCAGTTTTATCTTCAATATATTGTGCTTTTGCTACAACTCGGAATTCAAATCCAGCGACTGCAACACTTTGTGCATCTTCATTATCTCCAATAAATCTAGGACTAGTTGGCAACACGGAATTTTGTAATGCACGTGTTACTTGAATATCGGCAACTGTAGAATCTGATAATATTGCTGTATATCCTAAATTAGAATTACCTCCAGTTAAATTGCTAGTATTTGGAGAAATTGCTGAAGCGTCGCCAGATGCTAATAAAGTAATAGCAGTATTTCCTACAGTAACTACTGGTATATTAGTAGTTTGTTTTGGCAATGTAATTAATTTGTAACGAAGCGCTTGAGTTTCATCAGCAACTGCTTCTACTATTGGCATATTCTCAATGATTACGCCGTAGTAGTTAGTTCCTAATGGATGATTTGGATTCCATAACGAATAATCTACTTCATCATCCCCTAAAGCAAACTGAGTAATTTTAAATGCATCCCCGCCTCTTGCTAGCAATTCTCGGCCTTTAAGAGTTAAGATAGCATCAACAGTTACAGAACTATTATCTAAGTATCCCATATTTTATTCCTATTTAAAATAAATATCTACTATTAAAATTTATACTAAAACAAAACTTCCTTGTTCTCCTAAGGTTTGATATATCAACTGATTAGGATTTGCAGTCTTCCATTCTACTGCCGGACCACCGTCGACGGTTTGCGTAGAATTGATATTAAAGTCTGGAGAAGTTAGTTTAGAACCATTATATTTTTGATTGCCAATTCCAATTGGTAAATAATTTTGTACTTGTGCTAAACTTCCGGTAAATTTATATGATACTGTTGCATAACTACTAGTTCCGTAAGATCCAGATCCATAAACAGGTCCAGTATATACTGCTACATAACTAGAAGAAATGATTTGATATTCAGATGTAGTACTATCAATTATTACCGGATCTAATGCTTCACTTCTCCAATACGGAGTTGATGCTGTAATATAAGTAGTACCATTAAATATAAGATAATCGTATGAATAAGTAGTACCGTTGTATCTTTTAGAATCAGACGCAGTTAAGTATGCTTGGTATTGATCATCGTCATTTGCTGACAATGTTAATATACGTCCATCAATTCCTCCTACATATTGTAAATAATCTCCAGATGCGGTTGGAGGGACACTTTGCAAAGTAACATTTAAAACATTGTCTTCATATGATACCTTAGGCAATGCTACGTCTTTACTACGTTCTAATATATTTGGTTGAATTAAAATACCAGTTAATTTATCAACACGTGCGGGTAGTAATTGTTCTAATTGTCGAAAGAATGATAAATCAAACAATGTGAATATTTTTATATACGCATTAATATCATTAGCTTCTGCATATTTTTTCCAATACGATTGCGCACGTTGAATTAATCGAGGATATGATTTTGATTCGGTTTCTCCTGGATCTCCAATAAAACTATCTAATTCAGTAAATCCTAGTTGTGCAATGATATCTTCATCAATCATTGTTTGCGGAGAAAAATAAACTCCTAATTTTTTACTATCTAATGGAGCTTTATCAAATTGACTTCGTTCTGCTCTAGTTTTGAAATCTAAAGTTCCAACTAATTCGTTGTCTTCTAGTCTTATTTTATTATCATCATACGTTCCTGCGGCTAATGATATTCCGTCAAAATAATATGTTTCTTCAATCGAATCATACGGAGTAGCAATAGACCAAAATTGCATCGACGCACTGAAGTCAGTGGCTACTGGTTGTACGCCTTGCAATGAACCGGTTAATGTGTGATTAACTTGTTGCGTAAGCGGCAATCTAAATAACAATTCATTGTACGGATCTGTACTGTTATAAGCAGATGGAGCTTTTACGTGATTATCAAAATACGGTTCAATTGAAGATGCGCGATTCCATAAACGTATTTCTTGAAGTTGACCGTCTAAACGAGATGCATTGACCGAATCGCCAAACGTAATAGTACTATTAGCAGTTGGAATTGTAATGCTAGACGCAGTTGCCGATGTTTCTGCTACAATTTTTCCATATTTAGAACGTTTAACTATTGCATACGAATCTCCAGTATTTGGATCATATGTTACTAACACACTTAACCATCCGCCATCAAACATTTCAATCGGTGTCGATACATTACCATTTAATGAAATAGTGCCTTTAGTTCCTGATACAAAATCTACAGTAGCGTACATTTGACCGCCATTAATATCAAATAATTCCATTGTAGACGGTATCGTAGGATTGGTAATTACGTTGTCCGTACGAAAACGAAATTCTATGTCAGTTGGAGTAGTAGTATATATAATTTTTACAATTCCAGCTGTAGTATTAATTAAATCTAAAGCATAATCGAAATTTAATTTTTCATATATAGGTGCCCTATTGAGTCTTGGACCGCCATATTCTTTAATTGTTATTAATGATTGAGGAATTCCATAACAAGATAATAATGCTTGTACACTTCGTTTAGTTCCTTTACTTTTTAATAACAATGGTAAATTGTTTATGATGCGACGCCATACTGTGTATGTCATATCTCGTCCCGGGACGCTAGGATCTCCTACCGTATTAGAACCAGTTAACGGCGTACCGGCAGAATCAGTACCTAAAACATATCCCCATAAATCTTGATACTGATTACCGTCTGTTAAGTTCCATCCAAATTGTTTTGCTACAGAATATAACAATTCATTTGGCATACCTAATTTAGGATTTTCTTCACGATTATGTATTTTGGTCATGTGATTAATATACGTATAAAGTATATCGTAATGATGCCCTAACATGTTAACGAATGTAGATAAATTTTCATTGCCGGAATCAAATCTAATAAATTCCGGAACTGCTTTAATTAAAGAATGAATATTTCTGTTATCATACAAACTAGCACTAGAATAAACCAACGAATACCATGATTGGAATTGCGAACTAGATATCGGATATAATGAATATGGTTTTGTTGCGTTAGCTTTTGGTACCGGTGCAATATAACTACCGGTTAATTCCGGCACTGTTGGTGCTTCTAATGCAATATTGTAAGTTGTTAATTTAGATGACGATTCATAGTATAAAAACTTTTCAAATGCATCGAAACCACTAATTAATGCTGTTTTTCTGTCTGTATAATCTGCGGCATTAGTAGTAGCAGTGGAACCAGATATATATGATAATGCCGTGCTTTGTGCATCGTAATATTCTAATAATTCTAATTTGTATTTAAAATTTTCTAAACGTTCTGTTGCCGAACTATAAAAAATAAAATTATTAAAATCGGAAAAATCTATATTTAATTTAACTCCAGATAAACTTCCAGAAAAATATGCATCTATGATTTGTTGGGATGTTTGTACGGACGATCCTAATAATTCATTCCACGAATCAAAATTAGTTCCAGAAGAAATATTATAATCTGAATTCGCATACCAATTTGGATTCGATAATTGATTGTATTGCGGTCTAGTAATTGCCGGTAAGATAGAAATTCTATCAATGTATGACGATTTTTGTTCTTCTACTACCCAACATTTAAAATCAGTTTCTATATTAGATGGTAATGGTTCGTATAATTTTACATACAAATATTCGCCAACAACGACACTATTAACAAAAACAAAACATTGATTTCTGCTAAAATTTAACAAATAAGATTTATACGATACTCCATTAGCCGTTTGATTAACTGTATCGATATAATTTGTTATTTGTTGTAAAAATTCAGAATCTTCAGCATCAATTGCACGTAAACGTATTTCCGTACGATCTGGTGAAATTTCATCAATTCTTAAGTGTTGACGTTCAAAACTTCCAATTAAATTTTTAAAGAAATTAACTGCAATTCTAAATGTGCCAGCAGTTAAATTTAATTTAGAAAATTCATCATATACATCGATTGCAACTGGCTGTGCACCAAATGTAATTAATTGATTAGTAATTTTATCGCGATATTCTGGTATACTATTTTTTATGCCAATTTTATGCGTACCAGTTAACCAAGTATCGTTGGAATAAACATGCATTTCAATTCGAGATGCATCTGTTTGCGTAGTTATATCCGTATTAAAACGTATGGATTCATTGATATCGTAACTAGCAAATTGAAGTTTACGATTTGCAATACGTTCTCCGGATAATGACCGAACCGCATTTTTTATTTCATCGATATTTTTATATTGCGTTAACATGTTTATTCAATTGTTTGATTCCATAAATCAACATTTTTAGATGCATCCGTAATCACCCAATATGTTTGATCTGCAATTATAATATGTGTATCTTGTCCCGAAAAAGCACCAATTCCGAATGTGTCCCCAATTTCAAATTGAGAATTTGGTATGATTTCATCAATTATCAATGTTTGCGTTTCCTCCGTACGTATTAAACCAAAACCATCTGTACTTAAATGACCATCTGCCGGAAAATTAGCAAATGGACCTTTAAAGGATCTATTCAACCCTTCCGTGTCCGGACCATTTTTTATTATAGTAAAATATGCAGATCCATATGGCACATCTCCGTCATATCTATGATTAATTTTAATTCTAAATCTTAAATCCGTTCCTGAATTTTTTATTTCTTTAGTTACGTAATATGCATTGGTATTATTTTGTGGTTGGCCATCAACCACTTCACTAAACTCCAATCCACCAGGAAATGATGTTACAGGAATTTGTTGATTATCGACAGGTTTAAATCTAGAATAAACTAAATCCGTAATAGAATTTGTTAATGCATCGATATCAGTATCTAATGTAACTGTTCTAGCGGTTGTACTAACGGGAAATTTAAAATATTCAAAACGCGTATTTAAAATTTTTAACATGGAATTGTTAGAAATTTTCGTAGCAGTTGGCTCAATAATTAATAACGGATTAGTTTCAGATCCTTCTTGTAACGTAATGTTGCCAGCAGCATCGCGAGGATGAATGCTAACATTATCAGAAGTAACAGTTAATCCATTTTTTAAATACTTTGCATTTTTTCGTAAATTAACCGTATCAAATTGTCTTGTTATTTCTGCCATTATCGAATCACTTTAAAGTAAATTTGATCTGTGATGTAATCTTCAACAATGCCATCTTTAATTTTTAATTCTAAACGATAATACCGTTCTGGCATTAAACCGTTTAAATCTAAATATATAAAATTACTTGTTGAATCACAACTCAATTTACTATAAATATCATCGTACGGAATTATGGTTTCTTCTGTTAACGCATCGATAACTGTGTAATAAGTAGTTTGAGGTAAATATTTTACAGTTTCTATTGGAAATACATTTGTTGGGGATTTTTGTGGATACTTATCTCTCGCAAAAATTCTTATTTTTGCAATTTCTGTATCTTTATAAGTAGGTTTAACGCGAGTATATGTTGTATATGACTCAGTATTAACCGCAGTTAATGATCCCGTTGTAAATGTAGTGTCATCCCAATACATTGTTATCCTAGGAACATATATAGTATGAGTTTCTCTACTAAAGAAACGTATATATCCTTTTACAGCACTATCCGCTTCATCCGGATCCGAATATTGCAATAAAAATCCGTAATTAGGTATAGTTGCGCCACCACTGCCACTTAACCATACTTTTACAGCATTTGTAACATCCATATTAATATCAGATGGTCGATAAGAAAAAGATTCAGAAGTAATTAATCCTGCAGTAGACCCTCCAGACGCAGATTGAAACATCCACGAACCCCCAGCACCAGATCCCGACACATACAATGTGCTAGAACCAATTTGTATGTTTTGACTACTAGAATACCAAGAACTAGCAGATATTGGATAATTCCAACTTACACCATCCGTCGTTGCTCCTGATTGAAAACCAGTACCATTTATCCAATTTTGGCCAACTAGTTTTGCATATATAGAATATTCTGATGGTAAATTTTTTGCATGTGACGTAAACAATTGTAAAACAAATTTACAATTATTAACCGTTTTTCCATATTTAGATAATGATGCAGAAATTTCTGCCATATCAAATTTTACGACAGATCTAGATTTTAATAGATTTTCGCCATCAGTATCTAATCGTTTACCAATTTCTAATATTTCATCAATTCCCGTATTATAGTTAGGAGCTGATTCATATAAAGTAGCATCTTGTTGTGCGTAAAATATTCTAAACATTTATTATATCCTTTAAAAAGCAGTTACTTTACCGCGTATATCTTGATTTGGAAATCTAACTTCAAAAATACTAGGGTCTAGAGACGGATAAATTACTCCATTTCTCGTAGCTGTATTTAAATCATAAACATTTCCAGAATAACCGTCACTAGTTTTATATAAATTTTTAAATTCAACTCCGATTACGGACTGTACTCCAGGAACATTAGCTAATGTAGTTAAAGCATCAGATTTTATAATAGGTTGGTTTATTTGCCAACGATCCACATTAAATAATTTTTTAAGTTCATCGATACAACGAAGTTTAACTACATTGCTATTGAAATTCGGTAATACTGAAATTTCAAAATTGATTCCAATATTAATTATAAATGCATCTTTAATATTTATTGCATCTGTTAAAATTCTATAATAATCTAAATACGTTTTTAAATTTTCTTTAACCGCATCATTCAATGCAATTAATTGTTTGTTTTGATCATATCCTAAAATATACATGTTTAATGCTAATGGATTTGGCACTCGAGATTGTACTAATTCTTGTTGAGTAATTTGATCATCAGGTACGATATATGCTTTAGCTATGCTTCCGTATTTTGATGGCATCGAATATGCACGTATAATGTAATCTTCTCTTGTTACTAAACGATTTTGTGTTGCAAAATTTGCCAATGCGTTGTTTTTAATATCAATCAACGTATCCGCAGTTTTCCCGCCGGCTGCTGGATCTGGATTAGTAACGGCTACTGATGTTTTAACAAAATTTACTAGTCCTGCATTATTTGCTGAATTAACGTTTTCATTATAATCGATAAAACTAATAGTTTTTAAAGTAGCTGCAGGAACATTATCTTGTATTCCGTTACCAACAGTATATGTAACTGTTAATGTTGTATTTGCAGGTGCTTGTCCATATGCTCTTGTATATAAAAAATTTGAAGGATCAATATCAATGTCTACGGATCTTCTAAAACCAGCTAACCCGTTACCAACATTATCTGGATTAGGAATTATTTCTTCATCATTATTGTCAGATATCCCCGCACCAAATTGCAATTCTAAACGATTGTCACTTCTTAATCTAGTAACAAAACGTTTTGAAGTTTTTCTCATTTTAAGAAGTGTCGGTGCTGAATCTCGATATCCAACTAAATCTGGATCATTTTCTAAAAGATTTGGAACGTCTTCGAAAATAGTATCTTGTGCTAAATATGGAACTTGATACCAATTATCTCCATCTGCTTCCGTAACAGAAATAATTTCTATAATGTTGGTATCTGGTAACAATATTTTATCATATGCTACGGCAGAACCAAATGTAAACGTAGCAGTTTTTACTTGTCCGGAAACAGCTTTTGCTGATTTTTTAAGTAAATAGTATGTAGGTTGATTGGTTGCAGTATTAGTTTCATATATAGTAACTTCCGTAGGATTAAATGATGATGAAAATCCAAAATCCACATCTTCTAACGTTCTAAATACAGCCGCTCCGGTTTGTTGTTTTATTTGCATTCCAGATTTTATAGAAAGTGCATAGTTAAAATCAGGTGCTACAGATGCGCCAGATCCAATTGCAGGTACTAATTGAAATACATCTAAACTTGTTTGTGCTGCTACGGAATTGTTTGGTTTATATCCTAATGCACGTGCTAAATCAAAAACATTTCCTCGTTCCGTAGCACGTTCTAATAACGATTCTCGCAAATTAGTATCAGCATAAAATGAAAGCACGTCGCCAACATATGATGCCAATTCTATAAACAACATACCAGGCGAAGATTCATTAAAATCTGTGTAAGAGTTTGGAAAATACTGTTTAGTAAATTCAATTAGATTTTTTCGGAATTGTCCGAAATCTTTGCCTAAATATGATACATCTTTTTTTGTTTCCATGCTTACACTATCGATATTGTATTGTCGTTATTTGCATATACAACTATACTGTCAGTACTAAAATTTTCAATATTATATGTTATCGTAATTGAAAGAAGATGCGGAAGTGTTGGATCTTCTTCTGCGGTTACTACATTGATATTTTCTATAGAAATGTATGGCAACCACGTGTTAATTGGATCTACTAGTAGTTCCGAAACATCTTCTTTAATTTGTATGGTATTTGGTTCGAACAACAAATTTAACAAGCTAGTACCATATGATGGTTGCATATATCGTTCGCCAATTCTAGTAAACAACAATGTTTTTAAATTTTCTTTGGCTTGTTCTCGTACCGAATATATAGGTTTGAAAATAGATTCTGCATTAGTGAATTTTACTCCTAATACAATTTCGTTGACAGAATCAACAGCTTGAGCTATATTTTCATAAACAAATGCCATTAATTAGTTTTCTTTTTATTTATTGCTTTCATTAACGCAGAATAATCTCGCGTCATAGCTTGTTGTACGACTGGGTCAACTTCATATACCTTTCCAGTTTCTGGATCTTCCATTACTTTTGGCGCCGATGGGGTCACGCCCATTGCTTCTTTCATGTTTTGTCGCATTGCTCCGAAATTCATAGCATCTTTCGATGTCATGCGAATTTCATCCATACCTTCTGCCATTAACTCTTTAAAGCTATTCATGGCCATAGGTCCTTGTTCCGTTAATGGATCTGTTTCATTTAATACTGATGCCCATTTATTTTCCGTAAATTGTACATTAGATTTTCTTCCAGATTCAGAAACCATTCTTGGAGCAACTCGTACCGTTTCGGTTGTCGAACGTTTTGGTTGTTTCATTTCCGTAATTGTAGATTGTAACCCTTCTCGAAGAATTTCAGTTAATTCTTCTTTAATAACTTCACGCACTGCTGTTTTTAGTGCTTTTATCAATGTTTTTGAATCCATATGTATATTATTTATTATAAATATCAAATTGCGTAAAATATGGTTTATAACCAACTAGAAGAATCTGTCTTAGGGCCATATACGGTTTGATCCGTAGTATCTATGTAATAATCTCCGATTTGACCGATATCAGTCGTAGGAATACCCGATCCATATAAAACTCTAGATGGGGCTTCATTTAAATTGGCAACAACATCAATTTGATTAACGATTAAATCTTGTATAACGTCAAATCTTTGTTGCAAATCTTCATCAGATACATTAACTTTTTTATAAAAATCGCTCGGATATACTTGTTCTAATCTTACCAATGTAATGTTTTCTGATAAAAGTGTGATATCTGGAGAACTAGTTGCTATTCCATTACCGCAAGTATTTGAAATTACGTAATCTGTTTGTGCTATTACATCTAATGTTTTTTCTATAAATCCAACTACTATTTCAATGCTACTAGTTAATACATTTATACATGCACTCGATATCGTTATTATATCTAAAAATGTGTTTAAAAATTGTACTAATGGTCCATTTGGCACTCCTGGTATCATTGGTATTAAAAGTTGTGCATTAGCTGAGGTAGTTGCAAAATTAATTAAAAATCTGAACGCGCCGCTTATGATAGGTACGAATTGAAATATTGATTGAATTTGATTAATAACGGTTTCTAAATTTCGTAACGCATTTTTTAATTGTAAGATATCACCATCATCACAATTAGCATTTGGGGATATAGATAACAATGAATTTTGCAAATCCGTTGTTAGTTTGTTTAATTCTTCAGTTTTTTCATTTATTAATGGTTGAACGGAATCTAGTATACGTGCCGGTATTTGCGAAATTTGATTGTATGGAAATAATGATGCCATTGTTAATACGTATCCTGTTGAATGTTATTATTTTTTAATTTATTTAGTTCCGTTTGATACTTGCTAAAAAATGTAGCATCTGAAATAATTATTGGAGCTCCGTTACTATCACGCAAAGACGTTGACATTACTTGTAAAAATAGATTAAATAAATTTTCTACCGCAGTACTATGTAATCCTGGTTCTTTTTCTTTTTTAACGCCTATAGATATAACGGGCGCATTTAATTCAACAGCTTGTTGAGAATCTAATACTACTACATCCGTTTTGGCTTTAAGTGTGATTCGTTCAGCTACTCCAATAAATTGCGATCTAGAGAATGCAGTTTCCCCGTGTTTAGATTGACGTATTGTATTATTTAATCTAAAATCTGGTAATGTTTGTGTACTAGTTAAATACAAAGATGCATCATCTTGTTGAATGTTTTCCGTTACAAATTTTCGGTTAGGTTGATTTTTACGACCATTCGATAAAATGATAATGGGTTGTGTAGTTAAATGATCTTCCGAAGTTTCTCCGCGCCACGATGCGGGAATGCTATATACACCCCCAGGTCTAATAGTATTGGAAAATCGTATGCTATTACCCGTACGACCTTCTAATATAAAATCGCCTTCATATGGTTGTAACGGAGAAACAGATTTAAATTGAAATGTTTTACCTGGTTTTATTTGCAAAGAAATTTCATTTGCAGTTCTGTCAGATATACCAGGTAATAAATTAGCATTCATTGATGACTGTACATCGACTGCAGATAAATAAAACCAAGATTCTCTTCTTTTAGTTGGAGTAGAATCTTGATTAAACGTTCTATAAATTAAAACAAATTCGCCTACTAAAGGAATTCGTTTCATGTTCATATTAACAGGCCTGGCTAAAAATGGTTTTTCATTAAAATAGCTATTACATGACCTAACTCGTAATGCAAACAATTTGTTAACATTCCCATCTGATTGAGATGGATCTATGTATTGATATGTATAATCATATTCTAATACTTCTGCTACGTCAAACTGAATGTTACGTTGTTCCATTTACATCCTTTGACAATTTAGATTTTGCATCGGCAATTTTTTGATGTAAAACGACGTCTTCTTCTTGTATTCTATCTATCTCATCTTCTAATTCACTATTCAATGTAGCTTCGGCAACTTTAAGTAATTGTTGTTTTTCTTCATCACTTAATAATCCATCCGCTCCGGATATAGTTTGTTTGGTAGAAATGTATCTTTGGACAATAGCTGTTAATTTGACTAAATGATCATCATTTTTAACAGCTACATCCAAATATTCTTTGATAAGGGGTACAATGATAGTAGCATCCGATGCATTACGGATAAGTGGTTGTAATTGAGCAATCAGCTGATTGATTTGTCTATCTTTCTTTTTGGAATTGTGATAAACATCGGACATTAAATCTGCAAAGCTAGTACCTTTGAATAATTCATCATTCTTGTCCATATCATAAATCCTTTATAAATAAATATCAAAAAGGCAGTTTTACGAAGTTTTGTTGTTCATACTCTTTGAAGTTGTCTTCATAAAGTTGTTTTAGTATTTTAACTACTCGAGTTACCGAATTTGTTTGTGATGCATCTAATCCAGTACGTTCTCTAATTAATATGTATAAACGTTTTTTGTTAAAGTCTTCAACGTGTTCTCGATTTTCAAAAATATGAAGAATAGAATCAGCTACGTGTATATCCGTTGGATTGGTAAAAATAAAATTTAAATTGTTGTAACAATAATCAACATAACCATCCATGAAATATTCTAAAACTTCGCGCATTTCTTCGTTATGCATTTCCGTAAGAACATTTCGTTGTTCATCAATATCCAATTCTTGCGTAGCTGCTTTAAGCTTCTTATAAGCTTTTTCATTTTCGCCTATTAAATAATTGTATGACGTTCTTGTGTAATATGAATATGCTTTACCCGCGTCTGGATTAAATTTAGATAAACGTTCCGTTAAAAATGTAACTAAATCCGTTTGAAGATCTGTAAATGTAGAATCAATGTAAGTAGGTTTAATGGTATTAATCAAATTCTCTGCCATTTTCATAAATGCTGGATAAATGAAACGACGGTATATTTTTTCTCGAGTTATTGATTTTTCGGTTTTATTGTATGCCAATATTGCTATTTCCGTAATCTTAGTAAAATAAACATTACTTTTCTTCTTGCGCTTCGCCATCAAATTCTTCTTTAAGTTGCGTAATTACTTCATTTAATAATTGAAATGTAGTTCCAGCTTCGTCATCTTTTTCAAATGCACCCAATCGGTCAATTTTTTGCATAACTTCGTATGATTCCGAAATTTTAGAATACATGTAAAGATTTGTTACTTCTAAATTTTCTTCATATGTTTGCATTTCTTCGATGTATTCTTGTGCTTCGGCTAATGTACCGGCTAAAAACCACATACGATACGCAAAAAAGATGCTTGTTCCTAGCAATAAACTGCTAATAATTATTAATGCTATCATGATTAGTCTTGATTAAATGCACTAAAAATATCCGTTAATGTCTTTTCAACATCTGGATTATTTTCAGCTAAATTCTTAAGTCCATTGCTTTTAGTTACTTTGCTTTTTTCAGTAACTGGTTTTGGAGTTGAATTGTCTCGGTTTCTCCATCGTTCATATTCAATTTGTGCTGCCATATGATCTGCATGATGCAATAATACCGGTAAATTGGTTTTTAATTTAGCTTGTGCGGATCTAGCAACAAAATACGGTTTATTTGCATCATCATACATTCCATCATGAATCTTAATTGCTTGATATTCGTTCCAAGACATTTTAACATCATACGCTTGTAGCAACCAAATAGAAAGATCCGGTACCATTGTAAACGGAATGTTTTCATTGTGACGATACATTTTATTTTGATTCTTACGGTGCCAATCTGAAGTTTCTATTTGATATACTTCATTGCCTTCGCCTGGAAATCCTACTTTACCTAAATCATGATGCATTGCCGCAAATATCATTTCTTCTTCAGTATAACCAGACATATCAGAACCCATTGACTTCCAAGTTATGTATAATGCTTTTGTGCAATCAATAACTCGAAGTATGTGGTCTACATAACCTCCAGCAAATGCATTGTGAAAATGTGCTACGGAAGATGCCGGCATCATTGCAATACGATCTTCGAAATCATCATACATTTTATTAAGTGCATCTTTACGGGTAGGAAATGTTGCATTAACAATTGCACGATACATTTCCCAATTGGATTTTATCTTTTCTGCTTCTAACATAGTTTATATAAATAATATAAGATTACTTGCGTAATTCCAAAGTTTCGCCATTAACCAATTTCATTGTGCATTTCCAACACGTAACGGCAGTTGCATTTTCATCAACTCTAGGAGAAATTTCTTCACAATATTTGCATTGTAATTGTTTAAAACCTTTAACTTTATTTTTTTCTTTGCGATCTTTCATTTCTTAATTTATTCCAATAAGACAGTATTTCTGGTTGTTTTTGTGGGGTTGGCTCAACCTTAATCTTTTCAGTAACCGTTTCGATTTTTGGTTCTTCTTTTACTACAATAGGTTCTACGACATCTATTGATGGAACTGTTTCGAGTATTGATATCGTTTCAATATGTTTGCGTTCTTTTAATTCAAAAGCACGATTTGCTGATATTAATAATATTATTGCTAACGGGTCAAACACTGCAATTAATAAAATTATCAACCAATTAACTACCGAATCCATTGAAGATCCGGATAATTCGGCAATATATTGCAATGGACCAATTTCTGCAGATACTTCCGAATTAGTTCGTTTATCTAGTATTTCAAAATCAATTTTAGTAATAGAATCGGAAATTGCTGTTTGTTTTTCTGTCAATGCATCTAATCTAACGTTCGCATTACTTAATTGAGTTTCATACGCTTTTCTGTTAGCATTCGATGTTTTTCTAACTTGATTACCATTTCGATCCGTGTATTGAATTACGTTGTTTGATAACGCAGATGTTAATTCCGTGATGTTATTCGTAACGGTTTGTTTTTCAGTTACAATTAATTGCAATTGTTCATCGTATCTGGTTTTTTTGGATTCTAAGTTACTTATAACGGTTTCTTGATTTTGAAATTTATAAGCAGTATCTTGATAAGCTGAAACTAAAAATCCATAGATACCTAACGAAGTGATACACATTAAAATAAACACCGCAATCATCATGTAAACTTTAATTGAAGTGGTTATTTGTTTCCAGTATCTATGCAAATAAGATGCTGTAATTAACTTGGAAGCTTCTAAAGAACCTGCAAGAACAATTACAGCTGTTGATTGTGATGAAAACAATTTGCTTAATCCAAATACACTATAATATGCAGCAGATCCTGCCAATACGAATGATGCTAATAGCACAACATACGGAAATATACGTTTCATTGTTTATTCACGGTCGATGTAATAACGAGCAGATTCCAATTTTTTAAATGCGGTTGCTAAATTTGATAGAGCCGACGCTTTATCAGTTTTACCTTCATTCATTGCTTTACCAATCATTTGAATGATGTTCATTGCATCTTCAATGTCATCTGTAATTTTTGCTTTGTACTTGTAATACGCCATAACAATTTGTGTTTTTAATTTATACTATATTATATATTATTATTTATTATAAATATATTATGATAAAATAATAGGCGTTGCGTGACAGTCAATACCAACATTCATAATAGCTTGTTCTTTTGCCTTAGCCTCAACTTCAACATCTAACGCATCGACACCGTAAGTATCAGGAAGTCGCAAAATAAAGTCAGCATGAGCCTGTTCTTTGATCTTGCTGAACTCCTTGTACATCTTAGCAAATGTCGGCCATTTCGGTAAATCTTCTTGCGCAATACCATGTTTATCGCAAATGCCTTCGATAAGTCGTTGTGCTTCGCGTCGACGAGATTCGCTGTAATGAGTGCATTGCGTAACACCATGACGCGTCCAAGTTTCGCGAGCCATGAAGAATGCTTCCTTCTCGGATAAGTCACCAGTATTGAATGTATGATGCCAATAGTCAAACGTAATCGGAATAGCAATATCGCCGTGAAGCATTTCATACAAGTCACGCACCGAATACATGGATGCTTTATCGTCATTTTCTAAAACGAGACGGCGTTTAAGATTGTCGGATAATCTATCCCAAGTGCGTAACCATCGTGCGACAGTCGTTGCCTTATCGCCATAAGTAGCACCTATGTGAATGTTGATAAGATTGTCAAAGCTAGGAGCAAAACCCATCATATCAAACATCTCGGAATGTCGTTCTAATCCAACGATGCTATTTTCTACAACTATAGAATCGGGACTACCTAAGATGTGAAACGGACCAGGATGCGTAGTAAGACGATGGCCGTGTGCCTTGGCATAATCACCGGCGATGCGAAGATGACTTACAATTTCATCGATACCTGGTAAGTCTGCTAACTCGTAATGATTCCATCGAGGAAATATTTCTGAACCAATACGAAACAAACGAATGTCATGTTGTTCATTCCATTGGAGAATAGGCAACAAGTCACGTGCATTGGCAAGTGCAATGTCAGAAGCTAATTGCAAACCGCCTTGACGGAATTTGCGGTCAATCATCGCACGTCCTGTGCGGATGCCTTGAGAACCTAGTTGTGAGTTAATACAACAGTAACCGAATCTAATCATAGTATTTTTTTATTAATATAAGAAAAAATATCCGTAATACAAAATAAAATGTTTTTTTTTTCCGATTCAATATTTATTTAAAAAAAGAAACCTTAAAGGAATAAAAATGATACGACTAAAAAACATCTTAGCAGAAAACATGTTGAGATTTGGACCAAAGAATTTGTCTGAATCGGAGAAAAGAAGATTAAGAAATTTAAATTTATTAACAGAAGCTACATTGAAAGATTTAGATTCTACAGGAATGGCTTCGGCTCAAAAGTTTTTTGCTGCTGAATATGAAAAAGGCACAAATGGGCCACAATATGCTACTGCGAATCTAATATATGTAGCACATAACACTGGTAAGCCTGAAATAGGAATGAAATATAATATCAACATTTTTAAACTAATGTCGATTAATTTTGGAGTTGCTCAATTTATAATTCCAGCATTCTACGGAATGATAGATTATACTTTGAATTACGGACTTACCGATGCGGGCGATTTGCAACTTGGTATCGATCCTACGTATGCTAGCGAAAAAACTGTGGCAGACGCAGCATCTAGTATTAATTTCTATTATGAAGATATACTTCCGGAAACGTTAACAACTCATTTCAACGGACAAAAAGCAAAATTAGCTACGTCAATTGCAACAACTAAAGCAGCACAAAATTTTGCAGCATTAGGACCATTATTAAAAGGTTCTGCGAAAACTGCATATGATTTAATAGCTGCTAGTTAAATAAAATAAATAAATCTAAAAAGGAACAACAATGAACAAAACTTTATTATCAGAAAATATGCTTCGATTTGGAACTAAAAATTTATCTGATTCTCAACAAAAACAATTGATCGTTAAATCTATCATGGAAACGATCAATCAAAACGGCTTAAGTTATGAAATCCGTAAACAATTAAGAGAACAAAATTTATTGTCAGAAGCTACATTGAAAGATTTAGATTCTGCAAACATGGCGACAGTTCAAAAGTTTTTTGCTGCTGAATGGAAAAAATATACAAATGGTCCACAAATGTCTACCGCAAATTTAGTATATGTAGCACAGACAACTGACATGGAAAAAGCGATGAAATATTTTATTAAAATTTTTAAAATGATAAATGTAAATTTTGGAGTTATTAATTTTCCAATTACAGCATTTTATGGATTCGTAGATTATTTTCCAAACACCGGACTTTCAGATTCAGGAGATTTGCAACTAGGTATCGATCCATCAGGAGCTAGCGAAAAAACCGTAAAAGATGCGGCAAGTACTATTAATTTCTATTATGAAGAAATACTTCCCGAGACTATAACAACTCATTTCAACGGACAAAAAGCTAAATTAGCTACAGCAATTGCATCTGCAAAATCATCAGCAAATTTTGCAGCATTAGGTCCAATGTTAACGGGTGCCGCTAAAACCGTATACGATTTGATAGCTGCTAGTTAATAAAATTAGAATTAAAATAAGAAAAGCTAACCCGAAAGAGTTAGCTTTTTTTTATGTTTGATATTTCGATTACGGTATCGTACACATAGGACAATCTAAAGATGTATCATTTTCATCATATGATAAAGTAGTCCAAATGCCATCTAGTTTTTCAATAAAAATCATATGATATATATAAGTACATCCTTGATATTTAGTCATATGAAATTCTACAATTTCAATTGATTTTATACCATCTCGATTAATATCGAAATGAATCTTTTGCAAAAGATGATGCGAGTCATTTAACAACCAACCAATTGGAGCTTTGTCTTCTGTTAAAATTTTATCTTTAACATATTCAGTACCGGTTGATATAATTAAATTAGTATCTGGAATTGTTTGCAAGTTTCCATCATTCCATTTAATAAAACGATCGTACGATTCAATCATTCCATTTTTAGTGTCGATGTCAGAAATAACATTAATTCGATTTGTAGACATAATATATCTAGTTTGCAAACCGGTATAATCAATTCCATATTTATCCAACAATTTATTTTGAGATTGAGTTAGTGATGTATAACACTGCGCATTGCCAATTGAAGAAAATGCAATCGTAACAATAAAAATTAACTTTTTCATAGCCGTAAAATTTAAATGAATAACTCTCTTATTATACTATAAATATAATGATTATTTCGATTGTTTCCTAATTTATATAAAAAAACGTAACAGATATTTATTATAAATAATACTACATCATTATGGCAAAAAATATCAAGCTAAAAGATTTATTAAATGAGCAAGATCCTAGAATTGCTGGATATAAGACTCCTTCGGATAGATATCTTAGTAAAACTGGACCTGATGCACAAGGAAATTATCAAATCGATCCTAGATTAGCTAAAGTAACTGCGGCCGCAACGGCTCGTGATTCTACAAACGTAGTACCAGCAAAATTACCAAAAGCTGCCATAGAACGTACTTGGATAGATGATATTGAAGATGTTGCACAAACTATACATGATGAACACGGATATCTTTACGATGATGAAGCTACAGCATTAAAAGCTATTAAAACTGTAAAAGATTTGGAACAATGGGAATACTTAGAACAGTATTTTGAAGATACTTATTTAAAACCATTGAATGAATATTTAAACTATTTTTTAAATAATGAACCAGTACGTAAAGATTTTGAAAACTGGCTGAAATCTAGAACATGGATGCCAGAAGATGTTAAGAAAAAATACATCGAAGCTATTAGTTTTGCAGAATTCGAACCTAGAGTCTTTGGCCCAGGAGGTATTGGTCAAGCAATGTGGCAAAACTTTGGCAAACCTACGGTAACATTGGATGATATTCATGAAATAATAAATGAAATAGCATTCTGGGGCATGTTTATACCTGTAGTAGGATGGTTTGTGTCTGCAGGATTTTCCGTATTAAGTGGAGTAATGTATGCTGCAAAAGGCGATTTATACAATGCCGGAATGCAAGGAGTATTTGCAATGCTTCCAGGCGTTCCTGGATTGATATCAAAATTAGCTAAGTCCGGCGTAAAAATAACTCAAACTGGAGTTAAACAATTATCTAGTAAATTAAGTACCATGTCTAAAGGCATGGATATCGCATTAACTGGAACTGAAATTGCAGCAATAAAAGCTTTAAATTCACCAGCTGTACAACAAGAAATAGTCGGAGCGTTTGCAAAAGATCTTTCAAAGCAATTGGCAAATCCATCCGGAGCTTCTAAATTTATAAATGCATTTAAAACTTCAACAAAAGCCGCAAAAACTAAATTAATTGGAGGACTTACTAAGGCTTCTTCAAATCCATATGTACAAAAAGTACTTAATTTTGTATATGAAAATGCAGCCATGATGGGTGCATATACAGCAGCCGATAAAGCTCTTCGAATAGCAAATCGAGTAACTGATACGGAAATGAAAACATTGTTTCAAAATGCGTCTAACGAATTAGCTGATTATTTTAGATACAACGTAAAAATTACCGGCCGCGGCATAAAACTTGAAAATGCCAATACAAATTTAAAATTAACTAGCATACTAGCAGTCAACAATGTAACAACGTTACATGAACAAAAAGAATGGAGTTACGATGATGCAGTAAACAAAGCTAAAAAAGATCGTGCTGCGGCAAAGGCAGAAGAAAGTATTGTTGGTATAGATGATATAATATATTGGGGCACATTTGCGGCATATGGCATAGGAGCGTATGTTACATATAAAGCTGGAAAAGGACTTTTAAAATCATTGTTAGGGGCTAGTGCTAAACAAGGATGGGGGTTATTATGGGAAAATGGATTCAACTTCAAAAAATGGAGAGATGCCCTAACTAGTAAAAAAGGTATAGCTGCTTTAGAAAAATATGGCATCACGTTAACTAAAACGGAATTTGAAAACATGACACGCGCGTGTGTGGTAAGATCACAAGCAGAAATTGATTTAGTATTAAGCCGCGTAAGATCAGGAGAATTAAATCCAAAAGAAGCAATTAAACTGTTACGTAATTTAACTCCAGAAACTTTAGAAAAAGAATATTTAGCTTTATACGATATATACAAAACATCGACACCAAAAGCGACTGCAGCAACACCTACCGCAACTGGCGCGCCAGCCGGTGCCACCGCTGCAGCTGCAACTCCAAAAGGTATGCCAACGGGAACAAAATTATCGATTAGTCAAGCAGCAGCATTTAGACAAAATCCTAATTTAACTTGGAGACAATTAAGAGATAATTATTAATCTCGTTTAACGAAACCATTCAAAAAGTCTCGTTGTCGTTGTATAGCATCTTCTAACGTAGGTTTTGCAGCGTGTTTTCGTTTTTTTGAATTGTCTGGGTTAGTTCTGACAGAGCTAGGTGGTACATCATCCGTAATGCCGTTTCGTGATTTTCTAGTTTTAGTATCCGGGCAGTTATTATTTGCATTGCTTGTTCTGCTGTCTGTATTGTTAATTGCGCTTGTAATTGTTGGCCTTCTGTAGTTTTTAGAAATGCGTTCATTTTCTTTGATTTCTGCAATTCGTCGTTGGATTTCATCGTTTCCAAGTTCTCGGGTGTCTTCGTAATAGATATATCCGACATGATAATCGGTTTTGACGTTTTGAATTTGTATACCACACGGATAACGAACCCCTTCACATGATTCCACAGTATATTGAACGCCCCACGAGTTTTGTTTTGTTTTCGTAACATAACCATATTGTTTTTGTCCCATCCAAAAAAAGAAAACCGCATCTCCTGGTTGAAATTGCGGTTTATTGAATTTTGCTTGTATTTTATCGGAAACTTTTTGTTTTTTTGCCATTAATGCTTAATTAGTGCATATTCCTACGTAAAAATCTATGATGCGAAATATCCGTAGATATCTAGTAATTTTGTCTTTCCGGAATGATTTTTCCATCATGATGTCTCTTCGAAGAATGTATCCAGATTCAACAAATTTATAAATTACATGACGCATTGCTTTGAGACTATTAGATTCAATCATAATATTTTCATCGTCAATCATTATATCGACGCGGTCTACATCTTGCATCGAATCGTCATATGAAATAATAGGATGAGATTCTTCTTCAATTATGTATTGTTTAACCGAATCAAAAAATGTGCTTAAATCTAATCCGCTTTGTTTAGTTTGTTCCGAATCATAAATATCAAATAAATATTTAACTTGATCGGCACGATTTAAAGTCAAATAATATTGATATTCTGAATAATTTACATGTATATAAGAGAATAATGTTTTCATAGCGTTACTCTTTGTATTGTAAATAAATCTAGAATTTGCGTTTCGTTTAATCGTTTTATAATAGCTATTTTCGCAACGGCATCGTCTAAACACGTTGCACGAACAGATCCTAATACTTCTTGTTTAGAATCTGTTTTATATGCGTATGTATAGATGCCCATCTTTTATTATAAATATAAACCTAACTCATATGCCCGCATCGAAGATGATGTAGCTTCTGACAAAGTTTCGCTTAATTTTCTTAGTTCGTGACGTTTCAAAGAAAATGTTTGAGATTTTATACGTACATCATATGAATCATTTTTTGATCCGTGGATATACGCTTCATCCATAATTGTTTTAACGGATTTAGAATAATTAACTAAATCTTTGTACAACATGTTAATTTTTTGATTGTATATGAATAATTCTCCAATTGAAGTATTCATTGGGTCAGTTTTAAAATTTTCTTCTGAAATTTTTTCAGCAAATACAAAATCCAATGTAGACCAAATAGTGCCATATTTTTCTTGATATTTTTCACTGATTGCCCACGGATGATTGATACTTTTCATGTTATTAATGTTTATAAATTGTTACTGTGTATATGTCTTTTGAATAATTGTGTCGTATATTAACAAATTGATACTTTTCTAATAGCATATCCATTATCAATCCAGGATGCACGTAGAAGAAGCCTTCATGTATGTTATTGTTGATTGGCGATAACAAATTGAAAGTAACGGCGTGATTTGCAGCTTGATACATTTTTTCTATATCCGTAAATAGTTTTTGTAAATCCGCATCTTCATCTTCGCATTTTCTTTGTGTGAAATATCCGGATGCTACAACCCAATCATGCACAGGTAATTCAAAGTTTTCAAATGACCCAATTTGTATGTCTAAATCGTATTTTTGTTTAGCTAAATCTGCCATTATGGGATTATGATCCAATCCAGTATATGCAAATACATGATCATGAATTTCAGCCAAATATCCGTAAAGATCGCCTCTTCCACATCCTATATCCAAAACGGTAAATGTAGTAGCATCTAGCCCCATTATTAAGTTTTGAAACAAGAAATTTTGTTCAGCGGTGCTATTGTATCCAACAACAGTTGGGCTATATAACATGTAATCTGGATCTGTTCCTGCTTTTAACGAATCTCGCCTAGAATATTCAGGATCATCGCCATATACGATTTTTTGTATTTTAGTTTGTAGTGCTTTTAAGGCATTCATAGAACTTTGATATAAAAGATATAATTTAGATTAAATAAGTTCATTACATGTTTGTTTTTGGGGCTCATGCTCTAACAATTGGCAATTGATTATTTTCAAACAATGTAGAATAATTCATAGTAGGCGTTATGATGCCAGAATCACAAAGTTTTTCGGTTAAATCTTTGTTAATGAACGTTTTCTTGGTTTTTGAAGTATTTATCATGGTCATTGCAGATCTATTCTCAAACAAGATATCATACATTGTAGATTTATTGACGATAAACTTGTCTAAAATGATAGCTACATGATTAACGCCTTCATGTGATACGATAACGGGAGTTCCAACTTTGTAAGACATTATTCTAGAATTTTAATGATTTTACTTGCATTAACTGCTTTCACTTCGAAGTCAAAATTGTAGCCTTGAAAGTCTTTAACTACTTTAGCTTCTGCCTCTGTTACGGACATTGCTTCTACTAGATAAGTTTCGGTGACTTTTTTCTCTTTTGTACCTTTTGGGGTATCAAATTCTTGTGTTAATTGTACTTTTGCTGTGTAATAACTCATTTTTTAATTTATTAAGGTTTATAACTTATTATAAATATAATAAAATAAATTGAATAATCAAATATTTGTTCAATTTATCTTTTTATGAATTCTTGTAAAGATTTTTTCTTTTTGTAGTGGTCAAATGACTTACGTATCTCTGCTGGCTTCATTTTTAATGAAGTTTGAAGTGCATAAATTACGTCAATTATCATGTCGATGCGTTCCGAAGCAGTTTTTGGTGCATTTTTCATGCGATTAATGATTTTTTTCAAATCTTTTAAATACTCTGTAGGTACTTCGTCGATAATTTTTACTGTTTTTTTGATTTTTTCAGATTTTTCTGATGATTTTGATTTAGACTTACCTTCAACAAGCAAATTTTGTGCAATTATTGCAGATTCTCGCAAAACGTCGCCATATTTTACTACCCAAGCTAGTTCTGGACCTGGTCCTCCGGGGGGTGGAGCTCCGCCTTCTGCACCTCCACCTTTGCCTTTTTCAATTTTTTCTTTGTCAGCAGCGCCTAAACCTTTAACATCATCCAAGCTAAGCTGTAATTCTATGGTGTAATCGTTATTACGACCCCATCCAGTATAAGGAACTAGTTTGATTACTTCTTGTCTTAACAAATTTAGCAATATTCCTGGATTCAAATTGAATTCTTTGCCGCTTCTAGCTAGAAATTCGCGTATGCCGATATCAGAAATGGAATAAATGACGCCCAGATGCGTGCTACCATAGGCATCAAATTTTCCTAAAAACTTTTCTTCTGCTGGAGTAAACAACGAATCAACGGCATCTTTACTAGCATTGTCAGTTTCTAACTCCGATTGTTCTCGAAGCATCAATTTTAATGTAGTTTCTACTCGTTGATTCAATGTTTTTTTCATGTTACAATGCTTTAGTTTCAGCTAATTGAGTTGAACGATATTTCGTTGCCAATTTTTTCATTTCGTTGATAGACTTTCTAGCTATAACTCCTGCTTTCTTAACTCCTTTTGCTTGAAATCTTTCATGGTTTTCTTTAAATGTTAACCAATGTGATTCCAATACTTCGTAAATTTCTTGTGATGTCATATTAACCTTTTTTATTTATTATAAATATGTTACTGTACAAAACGGTCCATAAATGCATTTATGTTTTGATCAGAAACTTTTAATGTAGTGTAACCATCTAATTCCATGTAAATGATATTGTCATGTTGATATATTTGTTGTATGCACGCACAATTAACATAACGTTGTTCAATAACGTCGTTAGCTGTTATAACATTAACCAATATAAACATGTTATGTTTCATTAATCACCGGTCCATTTACCACCCATGTAACCTTTAGATGGACTTCCTCCTGGCATACTGTAAGGATCCATTCCGGTACCGCTACTAATATCAACATCTAATTTAGGCGCATCTTCAATATCTTTAAAATTGATTCGAACACCTCGTTCGATTAATTCTGCAATAACTTTTGCTATGTAATATTGAGACGGATTTCCTTGTTCTAAAAATTTGATTACTCCATCAACAGACTGTCGTGCTTCCGGATATAATATTCCAGATCCTAATTTAGTTCTATTAGTTTTCATCCACTCTGCTAATTTAGATTTTGATACTCTTTTTGGTAAAGCAAAATCCGATAAGTTTATACGATTAGTTATAGTGTCTGGAATTCGCATCCAATCCATATTCGCATATTCATCTGCAAAATCCGGTCCCATATCATCATCAGCAGATGATAATGCTACTCGACGTAATGGTTCTGGCATATTGTTCCACATTTCATTTTCGTTGTATTCTCTTAAGATACGTTTTGCACGAACTAATTCTTCTTTAAGAATTTGTACATGTTTTGGATTTTTAAAATCAAATATTTTCATGTTATTGTAGGTTTTCAAGTTTATAAATAGTAGTATAAATCAAATCTTTGAATGCGTCCAATTGATTAATAATGTTCGTATCTTCTTTAGGTATTTTAGTATAAGATCTATCTACATATGTTGCTAATGCTTTAAAATATTTAATTGCGGTATCTTGTCCGTATTCATCAAATTTTTCTGCCGGGACAAAACCTTTAAGTATTCCATGTTTACCTTGATATGCTTCTACTAACGCATCTAACATATCAGGAATTGCATCATAATATTTACATAAAGCTTTATGCGCAGCAAAAGATCCCGGTCCGGTTGTTTGCCAATGGAATACGTGTGCTTGGTCTCTAGATGCCATTAGCGTTGATATTAATTTTTCAAACATTGTTTACCTTTTTAATAGTTTTTTTAATTTTATGTTAGATATTGATTCCGTTACAGTTTCTCCGCCAGCAGCTAACACATAATTAGCTTCTTTGTTTCTTCGTTTTTTATTTACTCCACTATTATCGCCTTCACGTGCGCGAATTGCATCTGCAATTGCTTGTATGTCTTCTGACTGTGCTGCGGTTTTTATAGAATTAGGCAATGACCCGTAATTGTATGCAACAGATACTAATGCTGCAACAACTCCAGCTGGTAAATCAGCCGAATTGATAGCTCGTATCGTTTGTGGAATAAATTCGTTTTCTAAACGACGCTTTAAATCGCGCGCGGCATCGTCTTGTGTTATAACAATACTAGGCCGCACTGATCGATTGCTACCTAATCGTATAACATCACCATCTGCTGTAGTTATTGTACTACTACCATGTCCAATTCTCCAAGCATTAACGTCCCATCCTGGTTCTGCAGAAAATCCTTCAAACCTAGCTAATAAACGAGTTGCTTGATTTTCCAAACTGTCTGAAAAATTTGCTCCCGATACTATATCCGAAGTGTCAACAAATATTGGTTTAGATAAAGATATTTTTTTCGTTTTTGTTTTTAACTTCGCATCTATAGGTTCGATATCGTAATCTTTAACAAGTTTATACCATTTATCTGATAATTCTTGATGTCCATTTGAATTTAATTCAGTACCATCACTTTCAAAATATGATGAATTAAATTCGGATAAATCAATTACATCGTCGGTAATACGTTGCGACGCAACCCATTCCGATAATTCTTGTAATTCTTGTAATTCGGAATCGTCTGCAGAATCTATATCCATTGAAATAGGATTGGTTATTGCAATAACTTTGTTTACGTGTTGTTTTGCAAATTTAAATATTTCTTCAAGAATCCTAGTAGTTCTACTTACGTTTTTATTTATTGAATTGCTAACCATGATGCTAACTACATCATATTTATCTAATTCTATAGCACGTCTTACCGTTTTAGCTAAATCTATAACATCCATGTTAGCTTTTGCTACAATATCTCCGGTTACATATTCAGCTTCTAATAAATTGTTAGCATAGCTAATATCATCTCCAGTTTGTTCGTCACCGATAAACAATACATTGACTTTTTGGTTAGTATCATTTCCGGATAATACATCTGCTAACGGAGTTTCGTTAATGTCAGATTCTAATATTTGTTTTAAACGTATCATCTGCCTTGTGCTACATATGGTTTAACGTAATTAGTCGCATTTTTGCTAGCACTTCTTTTAGTTTTAGCATGAATACCTGGTCTTTTTACCTTTGATTTTTTAATGTGTACTTTTACGTTGTTTGTTTTAGTTTTTGCTGCCATTACATTTTCCTTTTGTTATAACATGGTAACTAATTGAAAAACGTAACTATTTAATATAAATATCAAACAATAAAAAAACCTGATGCTTTCACACCAGGTCCTAACTATATTCGCCTAAGGTAGCAGACGTTCTTTATTTTTTAAATGTTTCTCGCAAAATGTAATCGTTGCCTTTAAGATTTCGAAGGATTCTATCTTCTAAAGGAAGTGTGCGCATTTCTTGTAATCCGCCTTTTGTAATTAAAGAGGATTCGTTTTTATGCATCTTGTCTTTGATTGAATCAATTTGATCGTCAATGTGTTGCAAAGCTTCTCCGTAATAATCGGCTACTGGTCCTCCTTCCGGTTCAGCTTCTTGTTCCATATCAAACTCAATTTGTTTGCGTTGTGCTTTAAGTGCCGCTAATTTTTCACGATAAAAATCGCTAGGAGCTTTTTCTGAAGATTTGCTAGAGTTAGGCATGTTACTTGATTTCGTACCAGTTGCCATTTGTGAAGTGTTAAATTGACGTTGCCATCTTTGTTGAGGCGTATTCCAACGTGCATCAATCTCTTCATCGGACAATTCATTGATAGATTCATTTTTAGCTTTTTTATCTTTAAAAGCTTTTTTCATCGATTCCTCTTCATCACCATCTCCGTCTGCATCAATATAATCTGGTTTAGCCGATTCGTCTACTTCTTCTTCATGTTCAACTTCATCCTCAACGTCTTCAGAATCGCCGGTAAACGGCATATTCAATTCTGCTTGTTCTCGCATTTTGGCTTCATATGCTGCAGTTGTATCAGCTATGGTAGGCAAAGACCCATCTGCTTTACGTTCCCACGCAAAACCTTCAGCTAATATGTTTTTAAGTTTTATCACGGTTATTCCTTTTAGTATAAATATATTAACGTTATCATTTTATATGTGCATCAAAGCAAAACAACTTACGCATTCGATTTATTTCACGCGCACTTATATCAAAGTTCATGCTTAATGCATTAAGAGTTGAATCAAAATCATGTTTATCGTGTTGTTGTTTATATGCATCATGTTCTGTATCTACTAAATGTTTTGCATCAGCAATTGCATTTAATAATGCATCATAACATTGCAATACATTTTCAATCGCATTTTGAGTATCTGGAAACATGTTAACGGTTACTTGTTTCAATTCAATTAATTTCCAACCAGAATTCAAACAGTGTTGAAACATACCTGTCGGATCTAATAAATGTTCTCCCGATGCATCGGCTGAAATTTCTCGGCTGCCGTTTGATTTGGGCAATTTAGAATTAAGCAACGTATAAGTATAACGTTGATTGGGTTGAACTTGTTTAACGGTTACGATTACATTTTGTCTTTTCATAGCTTATTGTTTTAAATTATTTAAAATAAAGATAATAAAAAAACTCGTACGTGTCAAGCAAAACGTAAAAAAAGTTTAAGTACGTTTGTTTATGCATAGTATATAGTGCGCCCTTCCAGGTCCGCACGGAACGCTTCCAGCACCGCACAAGCCGTTTTTAATTTGCGTCGTCCGCAACACCAGACGCATCATACTTGTTAGTTCGCACCAACCAAAGCTTACCGTTGCGATCCAACACCGTGTACCCAGCAGAAGCAACAGACGCCGAATTAGCTTGAAGCATGCTTCTATATATGCGAGTCTTTTGAAGATCCTTCGCAGTACTAGTAGTATCCGATCCCGTAATGTCGATTGCCATGGGAGCATAGATTCTCGCAAAGTCCATGATGGCTTCTGCCGCAGTTCGCAACAGCCGTAAATAATTGATGTTACCCGACGCCGCACTACGTGCATGCGATACGGTGAATCCTTCTCTGCTACGATCTTGCGACATCATGGCAAATGACCATTCTCCGCCATCCATGTGCGATGTGCGAACAAAAGCAAATATCATGGGTTCGTTGTCCGCCATGATGCGGGCCTCCCAATGATGAGTGCCTTCTTGCGTCCATGTAAATTGCGTAGCATATGGTTGTATGTTACGCAGTGTGATTTCCGTGATTAAGTCTCGTAGTCGTATCATGATGTTGTCGTTTAATAGTTTAATCCGGTTTCGATGCGTTCCGCTAGGGTAGTAGCATTTTCATTGACAATGTCATAATCCGTGGCTTCCGATGTAGCATACTCGCGAATAGTAGCACGAGTGTTGTTGATGTATTCCAAGTATGCATCAGCCAATATCTCAGCATTGTTCTTAAGTATCATTTTAGCTTCATCCGACAACCCCATGTAATTTGTAGAACTCAAATCCATTTGTAGCGCTTTGAATGCCGCTTCTTGTTGTGATAACGCGTCTTCGATGCCAACGGTATCAACACGTTGTTCCGTGATGCGATGACGTGTGTTTTCTAGTAATAGGTCTTTTAATCGTTTCATATTAATATATATCAGTTTCCGCTGAAACGCTGGAAACGGGAATCGGCCGCAACATGTACGTTAAGGAGAGATTCTAGAGTTGTTCTTAGTATGGGTACTAGCTACGTGCTAGGGAATTCTAAGCTATATTAATAGTACATGTACTAGGGAGGCTTGTATGACACCGTCATATTCAATAAAGAGACCCTATATAGCAAAATTTCTCCCCGTGCAAGGAAAATATATATAACCACCCGCATCAATCAGGGGGTGCCTTACCCCTTTAACGAAACCCTCCCCACCCCCCCAGAACAAGGGGGGTCTATGGGGTCAAATCAGGGGGGGCTATACCCCATGTTGTTAGGGGGGCTACCTACCCCCCTTTACTAGTACTATATGTGGTTCTGCTTAACCTCGAATGCGTTCTATGATTATGCGGGTTGCTTCTTCTGCTTCTGGCAATGTGTGGTCTGCTTGTATGCCTAGGGACTCCATCATGTTGTGAACAGTGGCCCATCGTGCACGCAGCGTGCCAACCAATTCATCTTCGTGGCCATATCGCTGTTCGGCTTGCTTTAACTCTAACCACATCATGGCGTCTGTCTTTTGAATCTCTGTTACCATTGCTGCTTTTGTCATTGTCTTTTTCATATCTCTCTTGTTACGTATTATTACTCTACTCTCTCTTATATTATATTACTTGCTTAGTGCTTTAAGGCATTCCGGACATCCTACTTCTTCTATTCCGGCAGCGGCTGCGTGGTTGCTACTTAATGCTGGTGTACCACATAGGTTGCCTTTGCCGGATAAATATGCATGTGCCGTATTGGTCCACACATTGCCTTTGTTACCGAAAATCATAAACCCTTTTCCTAACTCTTTTACATTTACCTTTGTCATATCTCTCTCTTTTTAATTTATATAAATATAATGATTTAATCTGTGCGTGTCAACCGAATAGTCAACTTATTTGTGACTGTCTAATACGTACATCATGAACGTCGTATTCGGATACTTTGCTTTGTATATTGTATAGTCTACATAGCTTATTGCTAATGCTATCGCCGTTACTACTAAAGCTGCTACTACTAATTTGATTTTTACTTTTCTGCTTAATTTATACATCTCTCTATCTTTTTAATTATACTTAAATATAATGATAATAAGCACACGTGTCAAGCATTTTGCTAACTTTTTTTTACAGTGCAAAGCCGACGCCTTTCAGCGCCGACTTGCTATGTTGAGAGATATGTTTGCTTATTCTGCTGCGATGATTTGTTCTGCTATCATCTCCTCTGCGTTATCAAATCCCATCGCACATATTCTTGCCGCTTTGATAAAGCTTCTGAGGTTAATGTCAATGCCGGCATACTTCGCATCCAACGACTTCATTATCTCTAATGCCTTTTGCTTAGCCGCTAACGGAATGCTACGCTCCATACCTTCCATCAATTGCTCCATTCGAGTAAACATTTGCGTCGTGTTCATTGTGATATCCGACACGAAGCTTCTACTACGGATAGCCTCATCCAAGCGGCTTTGGTGGATGTTGCTGATGAATATGATGCGTCCTGTAAATTCGAAATGCGGTGGGATCGGATCGCCATACTCATCCTTAAGCGGCTTCGAAGAGATATAAGATATCTTGCGAGTGTCATAGCTGTCTAATGCCGCTTTAAGAATATTCACAGCATCGTCATCTTTGAATACCGAATCACAGTCATCCAATACGATTATCTTATCCGAGTTTTGATATAGCGTAATAAACAATCCGGCTGCGGTAGCACGACCCTTAAAGTGTACGAAGTCTTTGGACTCTGACAAACCTAATCCTTTAAGTGTCTCCTTAACCAAATGCGTCTTACCTACGCCAGCCATACCCGTAATTACTAAGGAAGGTTGGATACCTCTACCTACCATCTTTGTGAGGCGCTCCAAGTTGCCAAACATCACTTGCGGATCTCTTGACTCTAATACTGTCATGAACGACATCTTTGCTGGAGCCGTGCTAGCTGGAGCCGTGCCGGCTTCTTTGCGGGACATTCTAGTTACTCTGCCGGAGCCGCTAACAACTAATACTTCCTTGTTCGCCTCAGCATTTCTTAACTGAACTGGACGGATTGCATCCTTCGGTGCAAACTCACCTGTCTTAACATTCTTTGCAAATAACTTGCCTTTTACTCTTACTGGTTCAAATACATTTAACATATCTCTCTCTTTTTAATTTATATAAATATAATGATTTTTTTGGTACGTGTCAACCGTTTCGGTAACTTTTTTTAAGAAAAGTTTCTGGCTATTCTTCGCCAGCTAACTCCTCATGTAGATCCGTTAACCACTGCCGATCCATCATCTCTTGCTTATATGTCTTAACACAATACAATTCGAATGGAGCAATTGGATCCTCTGATTTGAACTCGACATGGAATTCATCCCATACCTGACGCGACTCTTCGAAGGTTGCTAATACATCTGCCGGAGCTATGTCTAATTCATACTGCTGAACGATCCCTCCGGTTAACTCTCCCTTTACTGTTACATTTACTTTCATATCTCTTATCTCTTATTATTATACTTAAAGATAATGATAATAACCGTGCGTGTCAAGCATTTTGCAAACTTTTTTTAAACTTTTTTTTTTTTGTAGTCAGGGAGGACTCGAACCCCAATCTCTCGGCAAGACTTAATGTATATTCTCGGGTCATGACTCCTCACCTTTTACTGCTCACCAAGCGCGTTACCAATTAGCTACCTGACTGTAATAAGAGGCTTCGTCAACGGTGCACTGCGATAAGGTCTTCTGAAATTATCTGTGTACAAAGTATCCACCTCTTACACGTCCGCAAGGGCCAACATCGCTGCTGACCCGGGGACTATGTTGAGAGATATGTTTACTCCTCCGTTTGGGTTCCTAACCCGTCATTAACCGACTGCATTATTTCTTCCTCGCTAGGACCGCAGTCATCGTCTTCTTCGCCCTTCTCCAACTCTACAATGTCATCTGCAGCTTCCTCAACCAATTGGTCCAAAGCGCCGGTGACGTGCTCCATAATTTCGTACACATTAACATCGACACGATTTAATTCGATGCGGTTATCCCAATTTAACTCAAACTCCGCGGAACTTAAATCGACCAAGTCGCTGCTGTTATAGTCGAGGGCACGTTCGATTTTATTAGCAATTTCCTCAGCAAACTCCGGAGTCAATTTGAATTCCTTCTCGACAACAACTACCGGCTCGATGCTTTGGATCAATGCAATAACATTGTCAATGCTTACTACTGAGGTTAACTCCTTTGCTCCCTCTAACTGTGCAATTAAATTTTCTTTTGTCATATCTCTCTCTTTTTAATTATATTTAAATTTAATGATTTTTTTGTTCGGTTCCTAATTTTTTAGCAACTTTTTTTTAATAAATTACAGGCTCAATAAAGTTACCAATTACCAATTGAACTGTGGCATACAATGCCGATACGGTGAACAATGTTACGAAAACTACGTCTACTACTTTTTCTACTCTTTTCATATATCTCTCTTTTTAAATTTATAATATAAAAATAATGAATTAAATAATGCGTGTCAAGCTTTTTTGAAACTTTTTTAAACTTTTTTTACTTGAATCGAAACTCGTCTAATTCGGCTTCAACATCTTTGAGTGCCTGGCCAACTTCATCGTCTTGCTGGAATAAGTCATATGACTCCATGATGTTTCTCAGTTCTCGTACTTTTGCTTCTAATGCTTTTAGTTCTCTCTTCATTTCTTAATTGTAAAGTTCCACATAAATTAAAGCGTCAATCATCAATTCGGACTGACATATCATCATTCTGATTTCTCTTATTTCCTTTGCTGTCATGTTAAGCCGTTTTAAGTGTGAATACTATTGCCGGGATCAAACCGATAACTCCTAATACATTACCGAATGCTAACATTGTGCCTCCGATTACTGCTACTGCGAAAATTAATGCGTTTCTCATATCTCTTATTTTTTTATCTATACTTAAAGATAATGATAATAACCATGCGTGTCAAGCATTTCGGCAAAAAAGTTTAAAAAAAGTTTATAGGTATTGTTCCAACAATTCGATGCCTGGAAGCGATGCCAATGCCAATTCAGCACCTCTAACTAACTGTCTGGCTCTTTCATTGGTTACTCCCATCTCCTCAGCAATCTGATCCATACATTGTGGATACTCCCGTCCAATGCCATAGAATCTGCGTATAGCTTCTTCCTGCTTCGGCTTAAGCTGCGCTAAGACTCTGTTTAAGTCGTATTGCAAATCAGCCATGTCCCTCGAGGATTTCACGCTATCCGCAGCCAAGTAACGATCCGCATAGGTTTCCTTGTTCTCATCATCGCCTACCGGAGTGTGGATACTCTTTGTAGAATACTCTTCGGTTGCTGTGCGATGTGAAGGAATCCTAACCACTCTGGATAAGTCATTGAGTGCCTTTTGCAATTCGGCTCTGATGTACCACACCGCAAAGGTAATGAATTTGACACCTTTCTCCGGATTGAATCTTTCAGCCGCTTCGAAGAGTCCTACATTGCCGAATGCGATGAGATCCTCCAATGCCAATCCCATTCCTTGATACTGCTTTGCTACTTGAATCACAAAGCGAAGGTTGGCTTCTACCAAGGCATTAACGGCCTTTCTGTCTCCGGCGGCTGCGGCTCTGCCTAATGTGGTTTCTTGTTCTCTGGTAAGGGCACCAATCTTCTTGGTCTCTTGGATATATCTCAATGTGCTTGCTACATCCGTTACAATTGCTCCTGTGCTTACGTGAATTTTCTTTGCCATAACTCTCTTTTGTTTTTAAATGAATAACTAATTGCAACCGACTACTTGCCGGTTGCTAAGAACTTAAATGATACTCTCGTCGGCTTCTCAACCTTCGCCCGGTACTCTGCGTTGCGTTCTCCTTGACGAATAGCTTGTGCTACTGTGGCAGTGTTGCCTCCGGTTCTTGCATCTTTACTCATTTGAGCCATTACTGCTCCTTGTCTTTCGAATCCTGAATTTCTTCCTTTTTTTGCCATCTCTCTTATTTTTTAATTATAATATAAATATAATGATTATTTCTGTGCGTGTCAAGCATTTTCGAAACTTTTTTTAAGCTTCGATAATATCGGATTCCTGGAACTCGCGGATGTCAAAACTAACCATCTCATCCAATTCCTCTTCATCATAGCCAAAATCCTCAGCTACCAATTCGCGTGTTTTTTCCTCAGCGTCTATTTCGCTAGCAGCTTTAATGTAATACAAACTAGAATATTCAACGCCTTCAACATCGGTAACAATTACTACAAATAACTTTTTCATATATCTCTCTTTTTAAATTAATACTTAAATATAATGAAAATAATAATGCGTGTCAAGCATTTTGCAAACTTTTTTTAATCTTTTTTTATGCCGTAACGCTTATCATACTGTTCACTGTCATACACATCAGCCGCTACCTCAGCTTCCGTCTCAACCATATAAGCTAAGCAAGCAATGATATCCTCAATCTCAAAGCCATCCATTAATGCCTGGCGAGTTAAGTTTTTCGCAGCTACGGCTAAATCATTTTGGTAAATACGATTTGTTACACTTGCAAATCTGTCTAATACATTAATGTCTCTCATATCTCTTTCTTTTTTTATTAATACTTAAATATAATAAATAAAACGATGCGTGTCAAGCATTTTGCTAACTTTTTTTTAACTTATTTCAACACATTCAAAATACACACCTTCCGCCAAAGCCAAATTAAACGTCGTGTCATCTACGTCAATAATCAATTCCAATAAAAACTCATCGTCAATTTGCTTATCCCAATCGTCACTTCCCTCAATCCATTCTACTAACTCCGTATTACTATAACAATATTCGGCGAATCTCCTTCTCACTTTTTTCAACAAATCCAATTTGTCTTCTGCGAACATTTCTATTCCGCTTTCTACTACTCCACCTCCAAATGCGTAACCAATTTCCAATTTAAATTCTCTCATATCTCTTATTTTTAAATTAATACTTAAATATAATGAAAATAATAATGCGATCCTAATAAAAAGTAAAAAAAGTTTGCCGGCTAATTAAAGCCAACAAACCCTCGTTCTAATTCTAATCCCAAATCCTCAGCTATTTCCTTTAATCGGTAATACGGAGCATTCTCAATCTCTTGTGTTACAATGTTATCTATTCTTGCAATGCTATAACCGCATCCGATACCATAAAGGGTAACGGTCTTTTGGATAACTTCCATTGCGCCGGAAGACTGATCCCAATCAAATTCGCCCAACTCAGTCACGGTAACACCTAATGCAAATGCTGTGGACTCTACGGCTTCATTCCACAATGCGAATACTTTATCGCGTACCACATCAGCTACTACATCATTGTGGTCATACATTTCGCGGCTCCATGGTTTTGTGATTTGGATTCCGTACTCTACTTTTGCTGTCTTTTTCATATATCTCTCTTTTTAATTTATATAAAGATAAGGAAAAAAGAGATGCGTGTCAAGTATTTTGACAACTTTTTTTAACTTATTTCAATTACGGTAACTGGTACACTCGGATCCATGCCATAATAACATGTAATGTCGATATCCTCTAATTCGACAATACGTGCATTTTTTCTAGTTTTTACTACTTTTGCCCGTATTAATACATCCGGCGTGTTATCCCAAGAAAATTGTACAATTTGTCCTTTTGCTACAGTTCCTAATATTACTAAATTTTCCATGTCTCTCTTTTAAATTAATACTTAAAGATAATAATAAAAAGCACACGTGTCAAGCAAAATCCAAAAAAAGTTTGAAAAAAGTTTCGAAAAGGAGTCCCGGGAATAAGAGAGAGAAACCCAGGACCCCATTATCAACACAGTGCCTCAACACTGCCTTACCTAACCAACCGATCCGCCGGGAGTGTCTTTCGAGCACCATGATCCCGGACCCTGTCGGTTTATTTGAGAGATATGTTTTCATACAAAGGCCCGGAGGTGTTAGCTTGTGGCTTTTCCCTCGGGAGTGCGTAGCTTGTGGTTACCGGGCCTAGGTTCCATGTGATCGACGCTCAATACCCGTACCCGATATCCGGAGGCACTCAAAGACTAATACGACACACTTACCAATGTCTGATCCTTAAGGTCGCTCTCTTACGGCATTTGGTTGGATCAACCTTCCTTCTTATTTACACTTATATAATATGAAATCTAAAAATGAATTCCAACCGAATCCAAAAATAAATCTAAAAATCGTCTAAAAATAACGGCGCGTTGGACTAAAAATAGACCCGGGATGGTGCCGGTTTCGTCTAAAAATACGAGTCGCTATAGCTAGGTCAGCAAATGTAACGTGCTTATAGTGCATCTTCGTCTAAAAATCAAAACCCCATTTCGTCTAAAAATAGCCTGATTTCGTCTAAAAATAGCAGGGAGGAGCGGATATGCATCTAAAAATAGCCTGATTTCGTCTAAAAATAGGACTCGCTATATATAGCATCTCCATCAGTAGTTGCACTATAACACATATAGCACATCTATATACCGAGACGTATAAGCTAGCGATCACGTAGATCCATCAGTATAGCTACCGTTAATACACCTACACACAACACTAAAAATGGCAATCCTAATCCAGACATATGATTCGTTTTCTATAATATAAGGAAACCCATCTAAAAATCAAACCTGGAATTGAACTAAAAATCGTCTAAAAATAGCCGGAACGGTTGGAATTGTGGATTCCCTTTTACACTGCGTATACGTGCGTCTAGGCGGCTTGATATATACGTATATACCGTGCCTTGTAATAAAGAGTCTATGCCCCATGGAAACATTGTATTGGGAGGGTGATATATATAACCAATCTGGACTACCTATACTAGACACAATTTCGTCTAAAAATAGACTGCCATATCTGCGTATTTTAATCTAAAAATAATCTAGAGATGCTGAGGGATTCTCGTTACTAGACACGTGGTCGATTGCGGTGCTGGGTACTAGTTAACCTACGATACTTTGCATTATGGCTTCGCCTACCGCCCAACACATAGCTACACACATCACTACTCCGGCTGCGATTGCTACGCCCAATATGCCTGATAACGTGCGTAACACATAGGGCCATATCCACGTGTGTTCTGGTTCCTCTTCTTGCAATATGTATCGTTCTGTTATGATTCCTGTTAAGTATATCATGTACCACGTAGCTATTATGCTTATTGCGCCTATTAAAGTTTCTATTACTATCATTTACTCTGGCATTTGACGGTATATTTCATCTATCATATAACATATTGTCATATTAAACAACACGTATGTTATCATGCTTATTGCTATTAAGCCTATCGTTGTCTTTGTCTTCATCCGTAGTATTATTTAGCATTATCCGGAACTTACTACGTATTTTTATTAGTTTGCGGATCCGATTACTTCTTTTTAAATTGTTCAAGCCAATAGTTAAATTCTTCTATATCTTTCATACCACCACCATTAAAAAATGCTGATTTTAAATCTTCCTCACTATACATTCTTTCAGCTTGCCATTTAGCTCCTGCAATAAAATGCTTTATAACTTCTTTGTCATAAAAATCATTTGAGCCATCATACGGAACTCTAAATCCATACTTATCAGCAGCTTCTTCAAGTGTTTCTTGTTTAAGTTCGTTTCCACCACACTTACCGCATCCAACCAATCCGACTCCTTCACATCCGGCACACACACCAAATTCCGATTTTTTCTCACCATCACATCCTGGACATGTTATTATCCCATCGACGCAACAATAAGCTGGGTTCTTAATTAGTTTTGATTTTTCCATATCAAATCTTTTTAGTTAATATAAGACATCCTTCTGAGTCAAGTTTTGGTGTTGAATATGGTACATCATGAAATTGAAACATAGCATCGGGTGTTTTTACCATCTCAATCTCAACTTCAATTTCTGTTGGTTGTAATAAAGCAACTAATTCGGTAAATGTTCTATTAGGATGATTTTCTAAGGAGTTAAATGCTTTTCTAAGATTAGATAAAGTAAACACCTTGTCTTTATTCAACTCCATTGCTTTGTTGAAGCCTTCTCTGAAACCTTTTCTTTCTCTTGGGCTAAAAGAATCTCTCCATCCAGGTTCTGACTCATCAGGAAATGCTTCATTAGCTAACTTCTCAACATCAACTACTCCAAATATCTCATCACAGTTTTGTTTGGAGAGTTTATACCAACCATGACCTACACCGCTTTTTGCGTGAATATCTATTTCACCATCAAGATGAAGAGTATATTCATATTCACCTCCACTAAATATTTTCTTAATTAGTTTTGCTTTCATACTATAAATATAATGATTATTTCGCACGTTTCCTAATATTTACAGTATAATAAGAGATTATTCATTTAAATTTCCGGTGCCGTAAAGCGTTGCCCATGTTGAAAATGATTTCATTATGTCTTCTTCCATCTTAGACAATTCCAGATCGAGTGATGGCAACCAATCTGATGTGAAGGTTGCCGTCCTTCGAGTTACTTGCATACTTGCCGTACCAACCTGCCCGGTTACAGGAAATTGTCGTATAAATTCATGTCTCTTAGTCTCAAACTGACACACATTTATGTATCCTCGTACGTATCTATATATTTTATCCGTTACACCAACGCGCCACGACTCATCTCGTAGTCTCAAGTTGAATGGGCGTATATGCCATGACTCATCTCGTAAGCTCAAATCAAATGGTCCATATGGTTGGACGGGTCTGGTATAAGTTATTTCCCAAGCGTATACCAATCCTTTATCCACATTGCTTTGTATGTACATGATCCACGTGCTTAGATCCGTTAAGTATATGGTTGTGATGCCGTCCAGATTGCTATCAGGTATATGCAGGTTATGATTATTATGCGTTACTCCGTCAATTGGAACCCAGAATTTTGCTGCAGCTATACGTGTCAGACAGTTGCAAGGAACGGGTTGTTGCAACATATCTTGCAGTTTCAAGTTCAATGCGTTTGAATGCAAATCCGGGAATTGATCGCATAATACGTTGTACATCTGCAGTGCCGTTATCATTATGGGTCTTTGCATCGTGCTATTGTTTTTGTTCTACAATCTCAATTAGTTTATCAAGACAAGCTGCTTCTGCTTCTTCATGGGTGCTATAAGCTGCAGATGTATAGTATTTTTCTTTAAATTTTTCAATGTAAAATCTATATCTTTCTTTTGAGGATTCTTTTATGTAAGAACAATACTTATGCTTCTCTCTAAACCATCTTAAGGCTTGTTGGTATAGTGGGGCTTTAAAATCATTTGTTCTTGCTTCACCATCAATAAGGTCTGCAAGAATATACTCATTTTCACCTTTCCACCAATACATAAAGCAAGGCTCATTAAATCCAAGTTGCTTCATCCTTAAAGCTAACTCATAAGATATAAATTCTTTTTCCATACTATTTGTTTTCGAATCGGTTACATTGGCAATGTTGGTGAATACGTCTTATCCGCGATATCGCGTTCGAACACTATGAAGTATCCACCTCGGATAGTCTGACTGCTACCGGTTGTAACATGTTGTGCCGTTACTGATACTACTCGCCAACCTTGTGCCATGACATCATCTAACTTATTTTGAACGTCGGAAGTATATTCATTACCGATTACTAAGACTCTTTGTTCTTTCATCTTATTCTGATTTAAATGTTTCGTTGTAGTATTGTTCCGAATTTGTTTTTGGCAAATAGTTTAACCATCCAACTCTATAAGCTTCCACAATTTGTTTCTTCTCCATTTCTTTGGCTTGTTGAATAATTTCATCTCTTTGCCAACGTGGTAAATCTCCCCAAGTTTTCATCTGTTCTTCTAACCATTCTACTGCCGTCAGTTTCATACTACTTAATGTTTTCATCGTGACGATTATTCTTACCGGAAGTGTACGTTGTCATTGTCTCACCCAATGTAGTAAAATAATGATAACGTGAACCATCGCGGAAACGATACACCTTTACGCCGTCTTGTTCAAAAAGAAATGACACATCAAAGTTACCTTGTTTCGTGGTGCTTTGTGGTTCGTTGTAACAGCTGGTAAGCATCAATCCGGTTAATGCAATTAAAAAGATTCGTTTCATATTTCTAATATCCAATTAAGTACGTTTACTTTGCTAGTTAATATTGCTACAGCATCATTTGCTGCATACATTTCTCCAGGATCAGCTTCTCCCCAGTTTTGTTTATCTTTATGATATCTTTCATAAGCATCTTTTGCCCAATCTTGTGCATCTTTTAAATCTAATAGAGTTTCATCTAGATTAGCTTTTATTTTTTCTTCCGTTATCATTTTAAGTTAATTTAAAATTCAACATCATCACACATTTGATTTTCTTCTCGTATTCTTTCTTCTGCTAATTCATAAACCGCAAAGAAATCCTTACGATCCGTTTCGTCTAATTGTAACAATCTAGCACCAACCGTATTCATATCACAACACATTTCATCTGCATCGTATTGCAACGTTGCAACGGTATAACATTGTTCCGGCGAATTGAATATAGATTCTTGTATGGATGTATTGTTACGACGTAGGAAACCGCCATCAGATTGCCAACCGTCTGCAATGTATTCTTCTCGCTTACCGTAATAAGGATTGGGTTGCCATTTAACAAATTCATAACGGCTTTGACTGAAACGGCATTCGATGTTGTTAACTCTTATTTTCATAACTTTTATTTATCGTTTATCTACTAAGAAAAATTCTTCGAACTCTGTCGGCGTGAAATATGTTAATTCATCATCCTGATAGTCCTCATCATATCGTACTCCGTATTCACCGGTCTTCTTGGTAATAGTTTGCAATGTACCAAACATTACATTACGACTCGCAATAGCATCACCAATCTTAACATTTCCTGTTTTGAGATTTACTGGTTCGAACCCTTCTGCTAACATTTTCTTTATTGTCTGTTCTCTCATAACTCTTATTTATTTTCTACAATCTCAATACAGTATTTAAGACAAGCAAGTTCTGCTTCGTCGTATGTGTACTCACCTGTATCTGACAATTCATCCATAATCCATATATGTTTCGATCTGTGCTTCTCTCTAAACCATCTAAATGCTTGTGAGAATGTTGGTGCTGAAATATGATTTGTTTTATTATGATTATCATACTTAAACATTACAACTTCACCAATATTAGGGATTTTATACATTAATTCTTTTGTTGTAAAATCATACAAATTAAAACAAGGTTCATTAAATCCAAGTTGCTTCATTCTTAAAGCTAACTCATAAGGTACAAATTCTTTCTCCATAACTCTTATTTTTATACTTTAAATATAAGAATTATTTTGCAAACGTCCAACCTATTTGTCGGATTTAAACCAACGTTCATATGCTGACGGATCTATAACAGCACGACTCCGATGCCTTTCTGACACCGGAGCCTTCATTAGTTTGTTGTATAAGTCTTGCATCGATGCGGATGCTTTGTTTTGATATGGCACATGTTCTTTGTGCTCATTATCGAAATTCATGTTAGGCCGGATCGCTGTCATCGTTTCTATTGAATAATGCAGTGAATACGTCTCGCCAATACAAATACGTCGGAACGAATATCAACCAGGATAACAATAAAGCCGGTACCCATATGTACCAAAGTTCCAATTTAGTTTGTGCAGCAACCAATGCTCCGATAAATGCTACAAACATAACAAGGTATGAGCATACAAATACAGCTAGGTCTTTAAGAAATAATTTCATGTATTTAAGTTTAAAAGTTTACAATTTACCAATAATATCTGTAACATATATCATCATACATTACTATGACATACGATCCGTCAGTACTACTTGATATGGTTACTACACAGTCTGTTTGAGTTTCATCAACTGCTGACCAAGATACGTATTCTCTTCTATTAGCTATTCTATCATATAGCAAATAAACAGATCCGGCAAGGTCGCTTACATACATTCTGCCATCTTCCAACAAGAACGTTATCTCACACGCTTTAAAGTCATCCCAGAACCATTCTTCGGTTTCCGAATCCCAAACGCCAAACTCACTTGCATACGCTTCAATCGTTGTTTGTGCATTAGATACTAGCGACACCATCGCCAACATCAATATTAAAAATAGTTTTTTCATGTTTATTTATTTTCGTTTTTTATTTTTTGTTCATACTCCCATCGGCTGATGATTAATTCCCTTTGCATTCTTCCTCGATTGCTTTGACGTGCTTCAACCAAATTGTATTCCGTTTCCAATTCTTCCAACGTCATGTTAGCAACCTCACGTTGCGTCGGTGTCATGAAGTCTCTAGGATCTCGATTTCGATACTTGGCAAGAAATTCTTGTAACTGTGCTAGATCGGTAGGATCCATTTCTTGCAACTGTTTAACGGCATCTTCATACATTGCCTTTACTTGAGACTCTTGGTTCTCTAATTCTTCGTTTTCTGTTTCTGACATATTATGTATTTATTAAAATTTAATTAAGTTTCCAATCAATTTGATGATTATATACTCGGTGTGCATATCCGTTAATGCAAGGACGTCCTGTATTGTAACAACCAAACACCGTTTTCCAATCGCCATATTTATTATACAGTTTGCGTAATACTTTCATCGATGTCATAACATTGTATTCGATGTCATTGCGTAAACGTTGGCGTGATACATTGTCTCGATTGTTACTTCTCGCAGTAGGTAACATGATTTGCATTGGACCTAAGGCACCTGCCGATGATCCTTGTGCTGGATTGTACTTCCAATGAAATGGACCTCGGTATCCTGTTTCTGCTTTAGCTATGCCATATGCAAACCGTTTAGGAACGTTGAATGAATCTGCATATTTTTCTATGTTAAAATACATTTGAAGACACGGAGGATCCGTTGATGTGATGGCATTATATGACCTTGTAGACAATTCCGGTGTTGACGAAACTACACTAATAGAATTAAAAAAAAGATTGATAGCGACTAACGATGCAGCCGCTATCAACAAAACTTTAAGTTTAGTCATGCTTTGCATTTTGATAAATACGATTCGTATACATCTTGAATATTGTCATTCCAACGGAATCGGAATACACAACATACTTTCCGGTGTTTCTTTCAACCAGCATGAGCTCATTGGCATCATTTACTGCAATTGAAATTTCACTTGGTGCAAAGGCCTTTGAGTATGGATTAACTTCTACTACTTCCTTAGGCGGATAATTCTGAGTATATCGGCCAATGAAGAAGCCTAGTACCAATGCTCCAACTAGAATAACATAATTAATTACGCGTTTCATAGCTGTTACAAACTGTTCTTTACTTACAGGCATTTTCATATATATTTGGTTTTGGGATTACTTGGTTGTGTTGCATTTAACTGCAAACGCTTCAATTGATTTTACCCCACACGGACATGTGCGAGTAACGCTATCAAATTTGCAATTGGTTCTTGACTTCAATTTGCTTTGAATCCATACGTGCTGTTCTGCTTCTATGGACGTCATTTCCACATCCGGATACACCGTACGTGCAATTCTTAACTTGGGTTTTTCTTGCCTAGGCAGTTTGCATAACATACCGAAACGGCGTAACAACAATAAAAAAGATGTGTTTATGTTTCTTTTTCTTTTCATGGCTTCTTATTTTCTATAATATAAGAAGTCTTTTTAAATAATCCAACCGGCCTGGATGATTAATTAATCTTTAAGTAAGTTTTTCTTTGCGTTTTTAATGTCAAAATATGTATCAACTAATTTGTCAATACGTTTATCCGTATACGAAGTGCATGCACGTTCCGTTTCATTGCATACGAGATGCATTGTTTCAACGCCATGGTTCAATTGATTTCGTAAGGTTTGTTCTACCATGTTAATTTCGCGTGATAGTTCGCGTTCGTCATCTTCTAAACGACGTTTTAGTTTAACTACTTCTCTAGTTATCGAAACAACCTTAAGCATTCCTATAACAGTTGCAACTGCTAATGCAAATACAACCATCGTAACAATACCTATAGCAAATGATTCTAAGTTCATATATTCTCCTTTGTTAATCCAGGCCGGATTGAATCATTTAGTCCCACCAATCTCCGATTCGTTGGTCCAATATTTTAAATAGTAATCTTCTTGAACGTTCTTGATTGTCCCATGCAATACAGACTGCCAATGAGGTTCTGTCTTCCGGTACCGTTTCATCGCCCCACCATGCAATTTTTCCTTGTAGTGCACGTTTATATTGTAGAGGATACAATGCAAAGTATTCATCTAAATTGTCTTTGACAATTGTCGATTCCACCGTATAGTGTCGTTTAGTTTCATCTGTTGCAACAAATTCATGTTTCCTTTCAACATAATCTAAGTATTCATCTGCATACGATTCTTTTTGTTGAATGTAACATAATCTGGCACATAATAACATCACTTCAACATCCCGTTGAGATGACACGTGCCGATCTCTCGATGCCATTCCATATGCTTGTTGTTCCAATTTGAATTGTAGCATTCGATAAATGTATGCTGAATCATAGTCGCGATCCTTCCATATTACCGGAAACCATTTCCATAGATTTTTTATTCCCGTAACGAAGCTTTTAGGCCAATGTTTAGCATCATAGTGCCACCACAACTTAATTTTCTGTATCACTGTGTTGTAATTTAAATAGTTCGTATGTACTGTTTTCCGTATCAAACTTGATATAGTCTTCTCGTTGTTCTACAATACGCGTAATGGTAGTAGTTTGCCAGGTGAAGAAATGATTGAATGGCGACATAATTAAAGATCTTCCAACAGCTGGCTCATTGTGTTTTGCTTTGAACCATCCCATATCATCAAATTCAAGCCACATTACTTCAGCCGACTTCTTAGTTAATCCGTCTCGTTCTCTGACAAGTTTCCAATTAAGCGGAGGCGATGGCGGTATCATGTCACTTAAATCTTCCAATGTTACCGGAATGCGTTTTTGCTTTAGTTTACTCATATCATTCTAATGTTAATCCGCTTTCGCCACGTAACTCATGTAACTTTTCTCTAATTTTTTCTACAGCTACATAAGCTTCGCCGATTAACTTGTCATTATATTTAAGTTCGGATCTTAAATGTTGATCTAAATCCCAAACCAACATCTTCCACTTCCAACCGTTGATAGCAGATTCCATATCTTCTCTATCTTCAAACGGATCAAATTCTATTGTTACTTTTGCCATATTATTTCATTTTAAAAGTTATCTCTAATTAAATTACATTTTTCACATGATTCAAAGCTTGAACCATTATCCTTTCTGTATATCCATTTATATTTATGAATACAAAAAAAGTGCTGATGAAAAAATGTTTTTATTGATATCCATGTATTTCCTAACATTTTATTCTGATTTAAAGGTTATCTATATACTGTTGGTTGTCTGCTTGGCAAAAATTTATCCATCATGTTAAAAAACTCTCTATATTCTTTGAGTCTTTCATTCTGGTCTTCAATCCATTTTTCCTGTTTGCCAATATAGTATTTGATTAATTTATTTTCTTCCGAATCATCTAGATTATCAATAAGTTTTTTAGCTTCTTTTAATTTGTAATCTGGTTTAAAAAATGCCATCCTATTCTGATTTAAAGGTTAATTCTTTTATCCAATCTTCAAATTTTACCAATGGCAAACTGGCTCTATCACATCGTACACAAAATTCTGCATACTCAGTAGCCTTTGTTTCCTCCATTTCTTTGGCTTGTCGAATAATTGTGCTTAATTCTTTACCACTATGTAATTGTTCTACCAACCATTCTACTGCTGTCTGTTTCATAGCCATGTTATTTCATTTGTTATGTTATCCCACTCAAAATTAAATGGTAAATTTGCATATTCATATCGTTCATTTAAAACGGCTGCATTAAAGAAATGTGTATGTCCATCAAAATAATATCCGTATCCTTGATGTATATGTCCACAAACATGAATTTTAGGACGAATTTCATCTACTCGTTGTCTTAACATTTCACAACCAACATTAATTCTATTGTATCGAACAAAATCTAAATGCCCATATGCTGGTCCGTGTGTCACAAGAATATCTGTATTGTCAGGTATTGCATCCCAACGCTTTTGCATTTCTTCTCCGTTACGAGGTAAATTAAATGCCCAATTACAAAATTCCGGTTGCCATGGCGAACCATATATGCGAACATTTTCTTCTGGTGTATCTCCGTTAACGCCATCGTAGTACAATACAAGTTCGTCATCTTGCAAGTACTCAATTGTTTTGTATCCAGTTAAATAACCTTTAGCCCAATCTGGATCATCTTGCATCATACGGTCATGATTGCCAGCAATGAATACTTTGGTATCATAGTTATTAATTGCATCAAACCAATTGAAAAACTCAACGGCTTCCGTTTTATAATAACCAGAATTCATAAAGTCACCGGCATGAATCAAAATATCTCCACCCGGCAAATCTAGCGGTTGATCAGACTTGCGTAACGACTTTGTAGTTGAAAGTTGGTTATGTTTTGTGTGCGTATCTGATATCAATGTAACTTTATGCTTTCCCATACTTTAATATAACCAAAATAATTTAATAATCAAAATCTTCATCTTCTAATCCGTCCAACAAAGTATTATCCCAGTCTGATAAGTCTTCTTCTGCTGGTAAATTAAATAAATAATGTTCCGTATGCAAATCGATAGCTTCAATCAATGTTTGTAACGGAATCCGGATAGGACCATATTCGCCATCCGAACAATCAAATTCAACTGTATCATCTTCTATGGTCAAATATGCCTTACGACTCCAAGCCGCATCACCTTTATATACTACGGTTCGTTTCATTTTGTTTCAAAATTTCAAATATTTTGTTTTGTATTTCTTCAATATTTGTCTCTGTCGCATCATCTGCATTGTAACATTCGAATTCCGATTTCCCCGTATCACTATCTGCAACAAGCAAAACATGATAATCAGTTAGTTCTTTTTTCAAGTCGCGTCTGAGTTTATCAAGCATTTCAACTTCTCCTAAAAAGTCTCTTTTAGGTATCCTAACTATAAAAATTGGTTTACTCATTTCTTATCTATTTATTCCTAATTCTATCAATGACTTAGGTGTGTAACTAACTCGTTCACAGGATACGCAAATATAACGTTCATCTGGTATTGGATCTTTTTTATATCCCCATTCGTAGACATCTTTCATAACTACTTTCTCATGAATGTGTCCGTGAATGTTATACTTTACTCGGTAATCCATTTCCATGGGATGTATTGGACAATGCGTTAAGAATAAGCCTTTGTATTGCACCATACCGGCAACGCTATCAACGTGTTGCATAAGTTTAACGACATGTGCCATTCTATCGTGGTTACCTAACACTACGTGCTTGCGGCCGTTAAGGCGATCCAATATATCATAGTTGGCCTTTTCCATCGTCACATCCCCCAGAATATAGGTTACATCACGCTTATGCACGGTTTTATTCCATTGCGCCACAATGTATTCATCTTGTTCAGTCACCGATTCAAAACCTCTGTGACGAGCCATGTTCTCATGACCAAAATGTAAATCTGCTATGAATCTTACCGTACTCATTTTATATAATATAAGAAATAAACATAAAAAACCCAAGCAGTTTCTGTTGATCAGACAGGCTTACTTGGGGTGATAATTGGTTATAAGGCTGAATGGTTGGGCCTCGTCAGGCAGCGCCAAAGCAGATTCTTTTTCCCAATATCGAAAAGACCAGGTCGGGTGCGCAGATCTTACGGTATGCGTTCTGGTACTTGACCTGCAGATACTATCCACAGGGGAACTGTTACATCGATTACGGGTTCAATGTAAAAAACCTTTGTAGACTCCAGACCATAAAGTAAAGAGCAACTCTAGAACCGGAGAACTAGAGGGTTCCGTTATTTTCATAACGGTGAGTTACATATAAATATCTGGATTTGTAAAACCCATCTCCGTTGAGGTAAGGAAACTCCATCCAATGTTTTTTGCGTAGTCAGGACAGGATTCGAACCTGTTAGGAGTTATTTATTGACTATTACCTCCGCCGCTCACTCGGTGCGTCTACCAATTCCGCCACCTGACTATTTTTTCATTTCTTCTAACATTCTATCTAACTCTTTACCATACTTCTTTGACTTCTCTAATCGTTCTTCAGATTGTTTAATTAACTCCTGACAGTCAATTGAGGGTTTTGACTTAAATAAGTTTATTGTGATTAATACAATTAAACTACCCACCAAGCTTCCAATAATTCCGTACAATATTAATTCCATAGTTTTTAATTTTAGTAGTCAGGACAGGACTCGAACCTGTAAGACCGAAATTCCCACGGGCGAATAGCTAATTCCCTCGTACCCAGTCGCTTTCCAAGCGTTGCGTTTACCATATCAAGCACATACCATTACTCTTTGTACTATCATTCCGCCACCTGACTATATTTTGCACGCCTCCAAGGACTCGAACCCTGACGAATGGATTTGGAATCCATTATGCTACCAATTACATCAAAGACGCAAATAAAAACATTCAGAGGCCAAACGGGGTCAAAACATTGGGCTATTTTTTCCTAAGCCTTCCTATTTCTAGAGCTTCGGACTCCGTTCCTTTTCCCAACTTACAACCTTTTACGCTTGAATGTTTTTGTAGTCAGGGTAGGATTCGAACCTACACTCGGTGATACTTTCTAGAATCGCTCATTCCGATGCCTCAACTTTTCCTGACCAATGCACTGGTTATATTCTTCGGAATAACCCAACCATCATACTGCGCCTGGCGTGCCACCAATCGTTGCGGAGGCAGGACTCGAACCTGCGATCCTAGCTTATGAGACTAGGCGGATAACCATCTTCCACACTCCGCGATATTGTACTCAGGGAGAGACTCGAACTCTCACGCCTTGCGGCACCGGATCCTAAATCCGGAGTGACTACCAATTCCACCACCCAAGCAAATTGCCTGTCTTTCCAGGCTGTACAACAAGGATATTCTTATGCGCTTCACGGACTCTCTTGTGCTTCCTTTGTATTCCGTACGAGATTCGAACTCGTGCCTCTGCTTAGAAAGAGCAGCGTGTTAACCACTTCACTAACGGAACATTTTAAATACCTGTATACGATAAAAAATTGCGATACTCATCATTTTCAATTTCACACAAACGATCCGAACATTCATCATATGTGCCTATTTTCAAAATGCGGCCGGTATAATCTACCAATTGCCAAGCTGTGTCGCCAAATTTAATAATCTCCATCTCTTTATTTTTATACTTTAAATATAAGAAATAAATCAATCGAATCCAACCTTTTTATAAACTTTTTGCCAAATTAATTAATATGTCTTCTTGTTCTGGAGTTAATTGATAACGAGATTGATTAATCTTGTTCATCATTTCTGCCCATTCGTGGTCCACAGGATTACCGTCGATGCCATCGGCATCTTCACTAGCACGGAATACTTGTTTCTTTTCTAAGAAACCATCTTGTTCTAGCAACTCGATTAATTCTTCTTTTTCGCAACGATTTAATTCATCATAAAAATCATCTACGTCAATATCAATATCAATGTATGGCATAATCTCTTATTTTTCTATAATATAAGAATAAAAATTCAAATATCCAAC